ATGAAAATTGCGTTTTGGAATATAGGACTGACTCATAAGAAAGATATCCCAGATTATAAGGCATCTGTTAATGAAGCAATTTTTAATTTGATGACAGAAAACAATCATGATATTGTTTTTGTATGTGAAGTAGATGAAGAATTCATCTCAAACAGAGAAAGCATTGATCTTTTCGAAAGAAGTAACATAACAATACTTCCTGCCATGGAAAAATTTAATAGGAATTTAAAGTTCGATATATGCGCACTTTTTAAAAATAGCAGCTTTAGTCTCAATTTAAATAAGTATATAAAATATAACGATCTTGAAGACGAAAACCAAAACACAGGGAATAATACAAAAGTTGGCGTTGAGTTTATAATGAAAAACTGCGAAACGGATGAGGAAGAGTTATCTTTAATTATTTCTCACTGGCCATCAAAAATATCTCTGGGATATGAGTTTAAGCACAAGGATGCTGCAGAGGAATTACGTCGAGAATGCAACTCGATAATTAAATCTGGCAAGCAGTTAATATTGATGGGTGATTATAATAAGACCCCAGAAGAAATTACAAAAGAGACAAATCTAAAATCTTACAATAACAAATACTATGCACTAAGGAGTAATTCTAGGCTTTATAATCTGGCTTTTTCCTTTTTTGGCCAACACTCATTAATTGCTACATCCACGATGCAAAGGAATCATAACAATAGAGGCTTTGGCACTTTTTTATCTTCATCTAAAAGACATGCAGAAAATGGATGCTCCGTTTTAGATCATGCACATGTGTCTTCATCCTTCATTGAGGATGGGCCATGGGTTCTGAATGAGAGTGAAACCAAGGTTTTCTTTAATGATAAGATACTAGAATTAGTGTATGGTGATGATAATCATCTGGATCACTTACCGATTAGCATAGAGGTAAATAAAAATGAATGACAATCCATTTAGAAAAATTGTTGCAGACTCTGTTAGTAAAGTTAATAAGGTAGAACGTTCTATTGGAATGCTGAATCACTATTTGACACAAGCATCCGACGCACTTAATGAGTCTATTGAGGGTCGATTCCGTATATATCTGGATACAAAATATGTCACAGGGACGCTTAATGTCGCTGATGTTTTTTCAATCACGACCTTCAGTGGCGACACTAAAACAAAACCTATATATTTGTCAAATTCCTTTCATACAAAGTTGATTGCAACCATTACTTTTGATGAAAGTGGGGACGATATGTCGCTAGTAATAAATAAACTCAAAAGCACATATTCCACTTCTGAAAAAGGTTTTATATCCTGTATAGGTAGCATATTGTCCACAACCAGCATTGCTGACTGGGCTGTAAAACTGAGAACAAAGAGAGCACCATAAAACAAAAAATTTAATCAGACTGATTATTACTGCTATAGATATAAAATATCATTGCTGATAATCCATGTTTACTTAGGTGAAGTCCTAAATGTAAAGGCCACATGTTGCCCTACTCACGTAGGGCCATGTTAAGTTATCTAGCCGCTATGACGACCCCTTTTATATATGACTAAATAGCCCGCACTATTGACAGATTTGACCGCCGGTTGGGATAGCGAGACGAGAACATTTCTCCTTCATCTACCAGGCCCACATCCCCTGACCGGCAAAATAGCTTACAGTACAGGGCAATCGTCGTCACGTCCCACAGCATTGATCAGCGCCATTACCGGCCCGATGACAGTTACGCCGTCCAGCGCCTCGCCTTCTATCGCTTCGCCATCTTCCGTTATCAGCGTATCACCCATCCAGCGGGCGAACTGGTTGTAGCCGTCAACATTCACCAGCAAAACAATGCCGGGATCTGGCCGCTTCGACTTATCGATCACGGCCCAGCCGCTCGATGTCTCAATCAGAAGAGTATTGCCGTTTACGTTGAATAACTGGTTCAGGCACAGCGGACGCTGTACATAATCTTGTGCTGGCGACGGGAACCCCATTACATGATCCTCCCCATGCCGATCATGAAATAGCTCCGGTCATCACCCTCGTGAGAGGTGTAGTCCCGAAAGTACGTCTGGTACCGCTCAATCCAGGCATTGGCCTGGCTAAGAGACCAGTGATGATGGAGCTTCTCCAGTTCCCGCACAAAATCGACGCTGGTTACTATCTGCCTGCCGCTAGGTTCCCGCCTGACCGCAGCCCTGAACGCGGTCCCGATATCTGAATATTTAGCCACTCTATGCCCCTCCCTGTTAAATACTGTATATAAAAACAGTAGTTTTAAAGAGGGGCCAGATCAAGATGGTGCGGCCTATTGATTATCGGGATTAATACTTTGTTCCATGCTTTCAGCGTCTTTAATCGCCTGCTCAGCCTGTTGTTTAATCACCGCCTCCTCTGCAGATTTCATTTGCTGGTTGTAGATCGAATCAGCTGGCATTTCCAGTCGCAGGTCAATCCAGCGACCCTCCGGGATATCCATCGGTTCACCGGCCACTATCATTGCCGTATCGATATCGAAGCGGCGTTTGAATACGCAGACTGTAATTGCACCATCTTCGCCCACTTCTGTTTCGACAAAACACAGGCGATTGCCATTAGTGTCCTGTGGGATCTCGATGGTCCAGCCGTCGTTGTGCAGCCCGGTCGCGCCGCGAACCTCATAAACGCCAGTCGATACCCTGACAGCCTCCACCCCTGCAGCCTCATCGTTAACGGCAGCAACGCCTGCCAGTGTGAAGCCGTCCAGGAAAGTGGACTGCATCAGCGACGGGTTGTCTGTGAGTCGCGCGATCGGCGACGCCTGTTTGATAAATCCATTGGCATCTACTGTCGTGTTTCGCTGGTTCCAGATTTTATAGGTGGTGAGGTATGAGGCACCATCTGAAGCTCTAACTGGAATGCGGAAAGCCTGTAATGCGCTGTTAACGGCTATCTGCCAGGAAGCAGATGGAGCGGAGGAGTCACCCCATCCACGCACGGACAGAAGTCCGACATAATCGCCTGTAGCACCGTATTTAGACGCTGACTGAATGCCGCCTGACACCCCTCGCGGAAAGTTTTGTACGTCGTCATAACCAGCAATGCTGCGAAAGTCGGCATTGGTCTGCAACGCCACACCTACACCCGCTGTATCACCGTATGATGCAGTGTGGACGTTTCTTGTTGCCGAGTCTCCGAGTTCGAGGTTTTTGCGGGCGCCAGCAGCATTCGGCGAGCCGGTACCGCCCAGGGACATCGGCACCAGCCCGTTCGAGTCTTTCTGAACCAGTGACTTTTGCGTGGGTACCGTGACCGACACACCATTGATGGTGATAGTCACATTGCCTGTGCCGGTCATCACGTCAGCGAATCCGCTCATGTATGCCAGGTACATATTGAGCGTTTCGGCAACATTAAGAGCAAGCCCGTCAACGCTGAGCGAATCACTGAGCAGGATTGCATAGCGGGTGCCCGCCGGGATTGCCGGATTAACGGCAGGCGTCACGGCCAGCTGCGTGGCGCTGTTGACCGCCGTGATCTGGAATACCTGCACCGGGCTGGTCAACACGATTACAGTACAACCGTTGCGGATAAGTGTGCCCGCTGCGGTGAAATTGGTGCCGGTACCAGTAAGTGTGCTGCCGCTGCCGGCGATCGTGCCAGTGGTGTAAATCATGTTGTCTCCGGACAATAAAAAACCCGCTCGCGGCGGGTTCTGTGTGGAATGTAGGTTTTATCTGCAGGGCTAAACCAGCCCGAGCGCATAGGGGTAATACTGGTCGTAGATACTGCAGTCTATTAGGCCCACCCTGCCACTGATGGCCCACGGCTTAAACGCAGCGGCCTCACTGGAAGAAATAATCCGGCTGGAATAGACCACCGCCGAAGACGCCTTCCAGACGCCATTAGAAATACCCGCGCTGGAACAGTTCATGTTCAGGTAGCCGCCGTATTGGGGGTTCGATGGATCTTGTGGAATATAAATCCCGGAGGTGATGCCGGGAGTGACTGCCATTGGGGATCCCGACGTTGCATCCCCCGCCAAAAGTCGCATGTTCAGCGGCAGGCAGTTGCTGTGCCACACCATCGCGCCGTCCCGGTAAACGAAAAATCCCCAGTCGGGAATGTTCACCAGGTAGTTAGAGAATATGTACAGGCGGCACCCCGTTTGCGTCATGCCGCCCGTCTGCACGAAAGAGAATCCGTAATTACCCCCCGCATTGTACTGCTGGTAAAAGGACGTCGGCATCCGTGCATCGCCGTCACGCGCCCGGATAAACGTCACGATTTTCTGACCCAACGGAATTGATGAGGCGATGTTCTGGCTACCCGGCGGAACATCAATCATGCTTACCAGGCAAAACGGGGTGAAGTCAGGCGCCAGTTTAATTGTCCGGTTACCGTTGCCGTCGTAGGAGTAGAGCGAGAATCCGTAATAATCCGACTCCCGCCCCGTATTGGGCGAGGCGAACACTACCAGCCGGATCGGCGTCGCCACGTTCCATGAGACGACATTCCCGGAAACAGTTACCTGATAGGGGTTATTAGTCGGCATCACCTGTATAACCGACTCGATAAGAAGTGATGCCTGGTAGGTACATCCGGCTGGGTAGGATTTGCTACCCGAACCGGAGATGTCCAGCACATCCATCACGTAGTTAACCGCCATCGAGTTGATAGCATCAAACGAGGTTCCCTGGATAAATGTCTGCATTACAACCTCTGCCCCATAACTGCCGCCGGGCGTCCGTACTGGTCATACGAAACGAGCCGGTTATTGGTCATAACCATCATGCCCTGACCTGCAACCCCGCCGTTTATCTCTATGGTCCCGTTTTTATCTATCCTCCATCCCAGCGTGCCGACAACATAGTTCGATGACTGGATGTATGCGCCAATTTTCGCATTGGTGATCGTACCGTCCTGAATGAAGGAATCGCGGATGAAGGTCTGGCCGTTCTGAATTACGAACGGCAGTGTTACCGCGCTGCCTGCATAGCTCATTACTGCAAACCGGTCAGCGAGGAATATCACCTGAGATTGCATTCCTGACGGCGTATTCTGCACGCCCAGACCCATACCAGCGGCGTACTGCACACCGTTTGAATCTACCCCTACCTTGATGCTGTACATCGCGCTCAGGCTGCCGTTGATATTTGCAACCGCCTGCGCATTGGTTGTCACCGCCGAACTGACGCCACTGATCGTGGCTGTCAGGGAGGTAATCTGCGACGCTGTGGACTGCCGGTAATCAGCGAACGTCTGGTTGATGCTGTTGATCGAGGCGACAGCACCGTCCACCCGGGAGGACATCTGCAGCATGGACTGTGCAGTAGCTTCCCGGTCGCTGGCCGCTACAGTATCGATCCGGTCAATCTGAGCGCTGTTGGCGGCATTCACCGCTGTCAGTGTCCGGCGGGCGCTTACCTGCGCCAGTGTGTTCTGAATCAGGGCGACCGCCGTATTTTGTACGCTGCCGCTGGCCTCCGATGTCTGGCCCTCCAGCTCATCGAGCCGGGAGGCCGTAGCGCTGTCCAGCGTTGTTACCACCTGATCAAGCTCGGTGATCGCCGCGGTGTTCTGCGCGCTTTCCTCTGCTGCTGCGTCAGCTTTGCCCGCTGCCGCATCGGCTTTATCAGACGCGGTTTTCGTGGCCGCCGTCAGCTGGTTAACCGCCGTGGCCCGCGCTTCTTCCTCGGTAGCGATCGCCTCGCGCACCTCAGTGATGTCCGCTGCGTTTGCCGACGTCGATGCCTCAAGGCGGGTGACATCGGTAACCCGCGCCTCGGTCTCTGTGGCAATCACCTGGCGCAGCTGCTCAAACTGCGCCGAGTTTTCGCCCTGCTGGGCCGACTGCCGGAACGTCACCTCGGCGATAGCCAGCGCATTCTGGATAACGCCCTCGGCGGTTTCCCGGGTTGCGCCGACGGCGGCGGCCAGCTGGTCGGCATTTTCGGCAATGGTGGCGGCCATGTCCGCAACGGTCTGGCTGGTCTCGACGGCGTTCTCGATCAGGTCTTTAAAGAGCTCCGTGTCTTTAATCTGCTCCAGGATGGCGTCGGTGATATCACTGAAATCGTCGGTTGGTTTACCGGACGCCTCAACAAAATCAGACACGCCAAAGGCGTTACGGGTGCGGACGTAGACATAGTAGGTATGGTCGAACTTCAGCTGCTGGATGGTCCACTGATACCCACGTCCGAGAAATTGAGTGTTGTTTTCGATATCGACGGTTGGTGGTACTGGCGTTTCCCCGGCGTACCAGAACTCGAAGGAAGTATCCGTGGTGGCAGTGACCGACATAACCGGAACCAGCGTCGCCTGCAGCGGACCCGGGATCCACTGAACCGAATTAGGCGGACGTGGCGCACCGATAATCAGGCTGACCTGCGTCTCGGCACCTTTCATCCCGTTCTCGTTGCGTCCACGCACACCCAGCGAGTAGCTCCCAGCATTCAGACCGTAGAACTCATAGCGAAACTGGTCGGTTTCGTACTGCGCAACGACTGCGCCAGCCTCGTTATAAACGCAGAGCTCAAACACCAGCTTTTTAGTGGTGGTGGCCGTTTCCCACGTGGCAGTAACCTGCACGGTCTCGCTGTTGGTATTCAGGATGCGCAGGTTTTCAATGTTCGGGACCCGGTACCCGTTCAGGGTGTCATTCGGGATATCAAACACTGCGCCATCATCAACAATAGCCTGCTTGTTCGGGTCATGCTGACCCGCAGTGATACTGTAAACGGAGTTATTTTCCGTCTCGGCGATGCTCAGAATGCGGAATAACCGGACCGACACCTCGCTGGTGGAGATCGCAAAAACGGTGCCGTCACGTACCCAGGCGGGCGCATTGCGCAGGGTAATGTTGCGGCCCGCAGCGCTGGCGATCTCATGCCTGCCCATCTTCCCGGTGCGATCCATAATCGACATGCTGTCGCCCGGCGATACCAGTTCAGAAACGTCAGCATCAACAGAGATTACTTTCCCTGAATGTGCCATGATGCGCCCACCCAGGCGCGTCCCGGCATAGTTGTTGTCCATGATCTCAACAATATCGCCGGGTGTGAACCCAATGGCATCGCGCGCCATCTGGAATGTTAAGCGGCTGCTCTCCCGCTTTGCCGTTTCCAGCAGCCATTTCCCGGCGCGCCATGCCTGCCCGCGGGATGTACAGCCAAACGCCTCCAGCGTGGTCTCGTTATATATGCCCCGGGCGATCTCGTCATCGTCAGAAACGTACTCCTTCACCTGTTCCCAGCCGTTATCCGGATCAGTCCAGGAAACCACCACGGCATTGTATTTTTCGGCGCGCTTAACAGAGCTACGGGAAAACTTGCCGTCAACCACTCTGGCGTTTGTGATGGTGGCGATCGGGTCCTGCGGCGCGTCCAGCATGACCGTCAGGCGCATACCATCCCACAGCGCAATACCGCGGAACATGCCCGCGATTTTATCCAGCAGCTCGCGCGCGCTGATTTGTTCGGTTACATAGGCGTTAAGCATCAGGCGGGGTTCGAGCCCACCGTAGCCGTCGTTTACCAGCTGGTCGCAATACTGCGACAGAACGTAGAGCATGCCGTCATCAACATCGATATAACCGGCACGCCGGGCCAGGCCAAACCGCTCGTTTTTCACCAGCTCGCGAAAAAGCCAGGCGGGGTTGTTGGTCCATGCCTTTTTGAAGCCGCCCAGCCACAGCCCGGAATAGGTGCGGGCTACCGGATCGTAATTATCCGGCACATCGACAATCAGCCCGCGCAGATGATAGGTGCGGTTCGGTGTGTCAGTGTACTGGTCACGGTCGATAACGGCCCCGACCATAGCCGAGAACGGGTACGACAGGTTGTCGTCAGTGATTTCGGTGTAGCTGTTCCAGATGGTGCCGTTCGCCAGCAGGTCGCTGACGCTGTCCGGGGTAATGCGGCGGACACGGATATCGAACGGTTTGATATCCGGGGCATCGATAGTGTGCGCCTCCAGATATTCACCGGAGATCTTGCCGGTAATATTTACCGTCTTCTGAATTTCCCACGCGCCGTTAGCCGTGCGGGTTTCAATCACCAGGGTAACAGTGCTGTTTTGCTGATTGCCCTTGGTGTCCTGCTGCACCAGCCCGGTGACGCCAATATTCAGGCGCACGCGGGTTACATCTGAGTCGCTGACGGTACGTACCAGCGGCGTATCAAAGGTTACATCCGCATTAATGATGGTTGATGCCTGGACTGCAGCGAAGCCATTAATCGGACTCTGAAACTCTGAGCCCGGCCGCCAGGCAACGCTGATGCCGGGAATGCTGATATTACCGCGGGCATCGGTAACCGGCGTCTTGTTTAGCATAAATGAGGACAGGTGCTCCTGATCCACCGGCCCGTAAATTGGCCCCTCGGTGATGAGATCCAGCACCTGGTAAAACTGTTTGGATTTGAGGTTATCGTCGAGGAGTTTGGGGGTTTTTGCTTTGCCGCCGCCAGAAGACATATGTTCACCTTAACTGATAGAAATATCCCAGTCCTGGTTATTCGACGTGTCGATGCCGAGGGATACCACGTTGGGAGCCACCACCATTTCACCCAGCAGAATCGGGACCGGATGACCCTGGCCGACACGGCTCTCGGTGCTGGTGAATGAGTTGTTGGTAATGGTGTTGTTTTCCGCTGCCTCGGCTGAGGTTTTGGTTTTCATGTTGCGGGACATGTACAGCGAGTAAGCAACCGAAGCGACTGACATCGTGATGGCCACGATGGCAACAATGGTGCCGGTTTCCAGCCCCGCCCCCTGCACAACCGGGACAAACGTTATGGTGGCTCCGCTATCCAGCTGGCGGTCCATGTGTAAGCGCGCGTTATCATCGTCCAGCTCATCACCATCAACGCGGATCTGCACAGGCGTCGCCAGAAAGGCTTTCTTGAAGGTGCGATCCTGCGCCAGCAGAAGGCGCAGACCCTGCGCAGGCGTATCGACGGCTAATTCGATTTCGCTGAAATGTCGGCGTAAATGCCCGCTAAATTTAAATCGGAGCATCGTTCGAGCCTCCATATAGAATGGGTTTGCCTCATAAATGCCAGGCGGTAATCCTCGCGCCTGCTGAGGTGCCCGGCGCAGTCGTGATGAAGCACCTTGCCGCTTTCAAGCAGGATCATCGCGTGGCAGGGGTCAGCGCCCGGGAATGGCTGGCGGATGATCACATCGCCGGGCTGTGCATCGCTGGCAGGGATCGGGTGAAAGCCATTGGCTGCCATATTTTTGATGTAGAGGTTTTCACCACGCAGCCACCAGCCATCTGTCCGCTCAAAGTCCGGCAGATCCACACCAGCCAGGTGATAGGCGTCGCGAAACAGCGTGTAGCAGTCTGTGACGCCATGCTGAAACCGGCGACCCAGCAGATGTGGTACCGGGCGGAACTTACGCAGCGCACCGTTGCATGCCAGCCACCAGGGCAGACCTGTTACAACCTGCGCCTGGCGGTCAGCGCCGGACAGCACCGGGGAGTTCATCGGGTGTGAGTGAAATATGGCGGTCACCTCGCCCTCTTTCTCCGCCGCCAGCCAGTCGTCATCGCTGATCCGGAAATGGCTCTGCGGACTGGGGTGAATGTTGCGACAGTGGAAAAGCCGGGTGCCATCGATGATCAGGCCGCACACCTCATCCTGCGACGTGGCCGCATAGTCGAGTAATTCCTGCATCAGGACACCTTCTGGGAGCCGGGGAAGCTACTGATTGGCATCGGCTCAGGACGCGGGTAACGGAAGCGGCAGCCGGAACGGCGGTGTGAGCATTTATCTTTTGCTGGATCGGTGGTGGGGTTATCACGCTCATCTGCAACCGGCGGACCGTCATAGTTACACCCGGTACCGCGATACTGCCACTGGCATACGTCGGCCAGAATGGTGCGCGCCGGGATGATGGCGTTATCGCAGTCCACGGGCGTCGCCAGCTCATACGTCACCTGCTCGAACGTCTCTTCTGTCATCCCCTCCACAACGTAGCGCGAGACCGCCTCCATTGTCGGGTTTGCGTCCGGGTTGCCGTTCGGGAAGTTCACCGCATCCAGGTATTTAACCGGCACCTGCCGGCGGGTGACCACCACGCCGTAGAGATCATTAAAATCGTGGTTAATGCCGTAAATAAGTCCGGAAATATTCGCGACCGCCATTGTGGGCCGGGCGTAGGTGCCCTCGTTTTTAAACTCAAAGCCCTCCACGGCGATCGGGTATGCCGGGTAAGCGAGGCCACGCCAGATGACATCGCCGAAATAACCGTTCGTGCCGGAATGAAAGCGGAGAACGTCGCCGCCGAATGGCTGCAGGTCAACCTCAAAGAGATCGATAAACGCGCCGACTCCGGCATCAACGCTGTCGATAATTAGCTCTGGTGGAATGTCGCGCACGAAAATCTCCCATAAAAAAAGCCACCCGGAGGTAGCTACTGATCGTTTATCAGGATTTTCAATAGAGTGAAGTAAGGTTAGGCTGAACTTTCGACTATAAAAGGAAGTTCAGATGTCCGGACTTGTAAACCCGAAAGACTCACCTGAAGAATCAGCATATGCGCTACTAATTGAATTAGTCAGGGCTCAGAGAGTGCCTGTTTATTCAGGCGGGGATATTTCTAACCTGTTGTCGATGTATAGCCAGGCGGTACAACACTTTAAGAAAGAAAATGAAGGCAAGAGCTAGCTTTCATCAAACAATTTAAGAAAGCTTTTACGAACGGATTCGGCAACGGCTATAGCCTTCTCCGTTCGTTTATCCTCGTTCCATGTCAGTATGCCCTCGAGTTCGCGAGAAAGAGTTTTAGAAGCCTCCTCAATCACACACTCAGGTAAATCAAAAAATTTCATAGCTTTTTCCTTATCGTGGTACCTGTTCAAATGTGGCCGTCAGTTCGTACAGCGGCCCGTTCTTGACCATGCCCCAGGATCGACAGACAAACAGCGCCTGCACCCCCGTATCGGATGGCGTCCAGTAGAAGGACTCGACCGCCATACGCGCCCGGAGGAAGGTTTCTGCCTCCTTAGCTGCATTAGCCCTGCACGGGCCGCTTACGCCCCGGAAAACCAGGCTGTATTTCGCCATCAGCGGATTTATGCCCTTAACCTGCCGCTGCTCGTACCCATCGCCCAGCTTAACTACGGCTACGTTCGGTGTGCGATCAACGCTGTAGCTCCGCTGCGGCGTCCAGGAAAATACTTCTGCCATCATTTCCTCCGGAGGACGCCATTTGGACGTTGCTGGTCGATCAGCATTTTCAACATATCGTTGTTCCAGACCTTACGCATTCTCGCTAATTCCTCATCGCTTATTCCGCCAGTAGTATTGATGGTGAGGTTCATTACCGGGTTGAATGATGTAGCACCACCAGCCTTATCGGCCGGAATAACCTTTCCTGACTGGTTCGGAATGAACATCTGCTGACCACCTGCCGTCTGGAATATCTCAGACTGCCCGTTTTCATTGATCCGGTAGGCATTACCAGCGGAGACGTTGCCGCCGTAGCGACGCGCACCAGCTACCGCCATGCCTTTAGCAGCCAGTAGCGATCCCGCGTATGCTGTCTGTCCTACAGCGTTAGCACTTCCCATTGTTGCAATAGAGGCGCTAATTGCCGCCGGAGCCCATGCGGAAGCCGCCGCAGTTGCCTGGGCCATAGTTGAAGCCAGGGATGCAGCGGCGGCTGCCTGGCCCATCAACTGGCTTTTAACCCATTCCATCCCCATCTGTACAAGACTGCTGACGACACCATTCAGGATGGTGGTGCCGATATTGGCGAAGGCCTCCTGAAGGCTTTGCGTTCCGCTAAGCAGGCCGGTAATGGCGCTACTCGCACCGCTCTGGAGGCCATCAAGTGAAGAAGCCAGCAGCTCATTAGCCTGGTTCTGGTTGCGGAAGATCTCCCACTGCGCTGCAATACGCTGCTGCTCATATTCCGTATCTGCAGCGTTCTTTAGCTCAACAGCCTGCTGGTGCGCCAGCACTCCCTGCTGCTCAAACTGCTGAATAAGCGCCAGCTGCTGTGCGTGCTGATTGGCAAGCTGCTGGACGGGGTCAACCTCTCCGGCAGCTGACTGCTGCGGTGTTACTGCCTGTCCAGCCCGGATTTTTGCAAGGTTCACCTGGTGTTGTTGCTCTAGACGCTCTGCGGTCCGGTTATATTGTTCCTGCCCCATCGTTTTTGCGTTAAAAGCTGTCTTTAGGTCTGTAACATCCTGTGCATAAGAAGCATTTTCCCGAGACTCTGGTAGCAGCTTTTCGGCCGCTGCCTGCGCCTTCAGAGCATTCGCTGTGTCCCATTTTTTTGCAGCGTATTGACCAGCAAGCTTTATCTGTTCTTCCGACGCGGCCTTACCAAGCGACTGCTGCGCATTAAGGATTGCCTGCTCCCTGCTTAAATTTGCTGTAGAGTCCGCTGCTAACTCTGACTCTTGTTTCAAGCTCGCAAGCTTTTGTGAAATAGCCTCCTGCTGTGAAGCTAACTTTTTCGCTGCGGAAGTAGCATCTTCAGTTGCCTGCTTAGAATTTCTCTGCGCCTGCTGTGCATCAAACTCAGCACCAGCACGCTCTCTGGCCATACGCACATAGCTTTCAGTGTCATCTGGTGTAGAGCCATTTTTCTCAGCAAGACTCCTAATATCTTGCTCAGCTTTCAATTGCGCTCTTTTTCGATCATTGAGTTCGCTCTGGAGAGATATCTGCTCCTGCTGCTTATCGAGGTATTGCTGGATATCCTCAGGGCGATCTACCTTCAGGCTTGTTGAGTTGAATTTCTCCTTTGCGTTTGAGGCAAAGTTAATCATCTGCCCAAGACGCCCCATCATCCCTGCCGCTACACCAGCTTCATCGCCATCCCTGCGTAGCAGATCAATACCCTGTCGCATCGTTCCGTTAAGTGTCGCACGACCTATATTGATGGCGCTTTGAGTCTGGCTATAGCGCCGCTGGGCTTGCTCCAAGTTAAAAGTGGCAATTGCTAAACGATCTTGCGCGCCGCCAAGCGCATCTGCAGCCTGCCTTCCTCGAGTCGTCCCGGTACCGTACTTTTCGATTTCGCGTTGTTGGAACTGTACTGATGCTGTGGCCTTATCAAATTCTTTTCTGGCATCAGCAACGGAATCGCTCAGCTCGGGCAGGTTTTCACTGAGTTTGCCAATTGTGGCTGCGAGTTCTGCGTTAGACATTGCCTGGAATTTAGCGCCAAGCTCATTCACGCTATCAGCCAGTTTATTCGCCTCGTCTTTTGCCTCTTTTGCTCGCTGAGCAAAGTAAATAATTGCGCTTGCAGCCAACATGGCCAAGCCAGCAGGGCCGCCAATCAACCCCAGTGCCCTGGCTCCAAGCGTTCTTATTGTTATGGCTGCGCGATCTGCGGCCGCGGTTGCTGCTGTTTGAGCCGTTGTGTTTGCTGCCAGCGCTCGGTTGTAATTATCCGTGGCAGTTGCTGCCTCTATCCGCGCAGCAGAAAGCCGTACTTCTGCTGCAGCCAGACTTGTGCTATTAGCTGCAGCGGCTTTCATCATCTGGGCTAATCTGACCTCATCGAGAGCTCTGTCTTTTGCTACTGTGGCAGCTCGAAGATCAGAAGTGGCTTTAAGAGCTGCTGCTTGTGCGGCCTGGTTTTCCGCAACGGCTTGCTCCCTACTCGCCAAGGCTGCTTTTATTTTGGCAGTGGTAGCCATTGTCAAAGCGCCAACATAGCGGCTTCCCATTAAAGCAGCTACAGCAGTAAGCACGGCGCTAAGACCGCCAATGTTGTCGCTCATGGCAATAATGGCGGTATTGAATATTGCTACTGTGGTTTTAACTGAGGAGCTCTCACCAAAGAACTTTGTAATGTTATTGCCTGCAACCTGCATTGCCTGGCTAATCGTCGTAGTGGTTTTGGCAAACTCCAACCCTATAGATGCCCCTTGGGATAAAAGCCCGTTAACAACAACATCAGTAGTGAGTTTTCCCTCAGCGGCCAGCTGACGCATCTGACCGATCGTGACCCCCATGGAGTCAGCAAGAGCTATTATCAGGCGATTACCGTTTTCATTCAGAGAGTTGAACTCTTCACCACGTAAAGCACCAGAGGCCAGCCCTTGTGATAACTGAATGATGGCATTCTCCGCTTCCTCTGCCGAAGCACCGGAAACTACAAAACCTTGGTTGATAATCGTTGTGAGTTTTACAAGGTCCTCTGCGCTGGTGCCGTACTGGCGGGTTGCTCGCTCCAGTCTGGCATAGAGAGACGCGGTAGCCTCCAGGCTGGAACGCGTTTGCTGAGTAATGTTGAATACCCGCTCTGTAACGTCCACCAACTCTTCATTTGGCCGCAGTGCGTTTGCTAATTTGTTGTTCAGTTCGGTCCATGCATCGGCATATTGCGACACCTGGTTAACAGAAAGGATCGCCATTACAGCCGCGGCAATTTTACTCAATTCGCCCAGAGAAGAAGAAAGTGATTGTGCCGCATCATCAGCTGCACCAAATCCATCTTCCATGTTGTCGGTAGCCTTGGTAACGTCCTTATCAGCGGTCAGTAACTGGGCGGTGTCAGCCTTAATAATGTATTCGATAGTTCCAAGGTTTTCTGACATCTTCTTTTCTCCAGGCAATAAAAAAACCCCGCCGTAGCGGGGTTCAATCTTTTATACATCAGCTAAATGAGGCCAGCTTTTTTTCGTGCCTCTTCCAGATACTCTTCATCTGTTTTTTCGGGGCCCGCTGGCTGAGGGTGCATTCTTGCCCACTCTTTTAGCTTATCGCTTAGCGCATATATAATTTTGTCAAAGTTCTTTTGATGTCTGTGAGCACCTGTAACATTCGCACCAAGTTTTAAAGCAGAGTCAATCCCAACAATGCAAGCTTCGGCTCCATCTGCATTCACAACAATTGAAACGTTTTCCCCCCAAGAAAAAAGGGACATACCAGCGCTTACGGAAACACGCTTAAGTGCGTCATCTTTTTGCTTAATAGTCATACCTACTGCCGGTATTGCTTCCAGCAATTGTTCATAAACAACGGTATCTGAATAATGGAACCTTTGTTGGGTTGATTGGCTCGCAAAACTCATTTCAATATCCCCACTAGTAAAAGATCAGGTTTACCCTAACAGGCACAGCGATAAACGAAAGCCAATTTTAAAATTTCAGCAGCCAATGGTTTCACCAGCGGCAGTAACCGTGCACATATTACCGTCACTGTCAGAGGTGTGGCAGCCTGAATTATCGCACCAACTTTTGACTGAGTACTCGTTGCCCTCACTGTCGCTGGAAAAAGCCTCACTCACTCCGTCAGCATGCTCTCTCGTTCCGGATGTAACTGAGTAGTTGTTACCCTCAGTATCGTATGATGAGACGGTAGTGTCGCCGTTTGAGTCAACGTCTGTGCTGGTACAAACCTGATAGCCGCTATCACCAGTGCATTCATCAGCACTGGCTGAAGTTACAAAGAAGATAAGCAGAAGGGATAACAAGATTTTCATGCTATTTGCCTTAACGAATGTGGATGAGGCTAATCCTATCAGGTGAGCACGACAGCGCAACGTGATGCCTGATTTTTTGATTTCAGATGAAAGATACAAAAAAGCCACCCTGAGGTGGCTTAATTATCAGTTAGCGTTTTCGCAACCCGGCTGGCTACGGTCAATTACCGAGGTGCCTTCGATACGGTAGCCAATCTGGCCAACAATAAACGCGTGATTTAGCTGCGTGACAACAACGTCAGACAAAGCTACTGCGCAGCGGTTTTTTTCGATTGCGCGATCCATTGCAGTCTTAACGTTTGGAATGCCCAGCGGGAAGATAAATACTGGTGCTGTATCTTCACCAGTGACCCGCGCGCCTTTCACAAATTTAGCAGAGTTCAGGTTATAGTTTTTGGTGCTGCCAACAGTCATGTCAGCAACACGGATTGTACAGCCAGATAATAAAAGCGCTCCAAGCGCAACAGCAACTACCTTTTTCATTAGATGTTTCCATTGATTGCAATCAGAAACATCTTAACATCACTTCCCTGCCATTGGCGGGCTACCAAAGTTAGTAGAAATTTTCAGGTAAGTTTGAATTTTAAACGGACGTGAACTACATGCGATTCCTTTGCGTGTCGATTTCAACCATCTTGTCAGCCCAGTCCATGACCTCATCATAGGCCTCTTCCGTCGGGATCTTGTCTTTCTCTTTCGCCGGAAACTTGGCATTCATTGCGGCGCGGAAACTGGTCATTGTCATGTTCCAGGCGTCCGACTCGCTCATGCCGAGGTGAGCAACAGCAGTGTAGACGAATGACCGGGCATCAAATTTATTAGAATATTCATTATTCCGGCCCTTTAGTTGCTCCGGCGGCTGGTCGCCCATGACGCCGTGGCGGATCAGATGCCTCGCCAGCTCTATCACGTCGTGAACTGCCAGCCGGCCGGGTCGATAGGACAGCTTGCCTTTTGCGGTAATGATGTACACACCTATTAGCTGGCTGATGTTCTCTGTACAGCAGGCGGTAACCACCCGGGCCGCCGCCGCCGCCATCTCAGCAAAGCAGCGGGCCAGCACGTCACGCATGATGCTCGGCTCGCTAATACGGTGCGTCGGGTAGTGCCCGGCGTGCACGGTGACGAACAGCCTGACGATATCCTCTGGCGCGCCGATCCGCGACATCGCCAGAAAAGAGGGGTTGAGGAATATCTCGCGGCCACCAGCGCGGATCACCGCCTGGCCGATATCAGTGATGACCTGCATAAAACCTCAAAGGGGCCGAAGCCCCGTAATTATGCTGTGACTACGACGTTTGCGAAACCAGACGATACGCTGCTGGCCGCTGGGGATGACACAACGCAGGCATAGGTGCCGTCGTCTGCCGCGGTCACACTGGCTTTGTTGTACGTTGCTGACGTCGCCCCGCCGATATCCTGACCGTCCCGCTGCCACTGATAGCTCAAAGGAGAACTGCCGCTGGTGGTGGCCGCCACGTTCAGCGTCAGCGTGTCGCCCTCCTCCAGCGTCAGGCTCTGCGGCTGGGTCGTGATAGTGATGGTATCACCCACGTCGCGCACATCGACCAGGCCCGCGCTGGAGGCTTCCAGCGACCAGGTTGCGACATCATCGTGTGGCGATTCGTCCTGCCAGCTCGTGACAAGGAATGGCCCCTCGGTGATATCCAGCGGGGAAATGATTTTCAGCCAGACATACGGCTGGTTGCTGGTTTCCGCTGATGGGTTGTAGACATGGCGTTTCATGGCCCGCTGGCCGTAGATCGCCTCCTTGCGGCTTACACCGTCACCGGAGAAAGACACGTTTTTATAGGTGGTGACGTTCTCCTGGGTAAACGCCGCGCTCTGGTCACCCGTTGCGTCGGCAGTCTCCCACTCCACGCCCGTGGTTTTGCCGCGCATCATACCGAGGCGCTTGTACTGGTTCGCTGCTGGCTGAACCTCAGGGCAGCCGATCGCGTAATAAACGGCGACAGCGAGCCCTGTGAAAGCACCTGATTCACATCCGGCCATAAGTTTTTACTCCGTTACTGAGAAATGATGGTTCTGAAGTTGATTTCGAAGGCCACACGGCCCTCTTCGGTTCTGAAGGCGGGAATGCCGCCGACTGGCTGCATCAGAATGATGCATTCGGTCTGATGCTCCAGGCTCATGGCCCGGCGGATGGCATCAGCATTATTTTCCACGGCATCGACACCGGGATCGTTCTGGCCGGCCAGCAGGATGATGCGGAAATAGTCGCGGGAGACCGCCTCCTCGTCACTTCCTCCGCCGTTCTGCTGAATGATGAGGTAGCGCTCGTTCTGTGAATCCGGCCGTTCAGAAAAAAAGCGCTTCTGCACGCGATAACCCGTATCGAAACCATGATGCCGGAGCCAGGCGCGCAGGGCGTCATACACCTCGTTGCGGGTCATAGCTTGTACCCTCGCCGTATGGTGGCCCGGATATCGTTTATTCCGTCACGCTCGAAGCCTTTACGCAGGAAGTCGGGCTCGCCGTTCGGATCCCAGTAGTTGCCGTTGCCGTTCGCGCGCGGCTGCCCTTTAAGCGTGCCTGGTGCTGCGTTGACCCGGGCGGCATAGCTGGCAGTAAAGCCGACACGCCCGGTCATGCCGCCGGGGATGGGGCGCAACTCACGAAACTGGCTGTTCACCAGCGTGGAGGTATCCATCGGCGTTATCTGTGCTGAATAACCCATCCCGACTATCATCACCTCGGTGATCACCCGCTCTGTCACCGGCCCGGCAACCTGACCAAGCAGTTTCTTGGCATTCATTTGTACGCGCTTAATGCCTTTTACGGGCATAGTCACCTCATGTCATGATTTGGTAGTCAGGGTCTTCGCCGAAAAAGCTCATATCATCGCTGCGCACGGCAACAATTTTGTCAGCAGATGCCTTAAGCGGATCTGACTGACTCCTGGTATCACCATGCGCGATATAATCATCGCGCTGCGGCAGGCGCATCAGCACACCGTTCAGCTTCGACTCGGTATAGATAGTCTGCTGACAGACGAACTCTTTCCCGCTGTCGTCCGTTACGGTTTTAGCCTCGGATTCCCATGTGCTCGCTATAAGGTAGGGCTCACCATACTGATAGCTGTTGCTCCAGTCGTCATAACCGTTAAGTGGATAAACAGTGCAGAGGTTGGTGTAGACCCATTCTGATGTGGCGCTCAAGGCTCCTCCCAGCGGAGTACTTCCGGCTTTGTGGCGGCGACCTCGCGGCAGAAGATGAACCACTCGCCGTTGCTTTTGACGTAGCCGGTCACCCTCCTGCCGCTGTCAGTCAGCACCCAGACTTTCGTAGACGGCTCCGGCAGACGCTGCTTAACGGATATCAGGGCCATCAGCGGCCCCCGTTGCTCATACAGCCGCCCTTGCCGATCCAGATACCGCCGAATGCAGGGGTAGCAGTCGGGTCGGGCGGGATGAGCGTCGTCGCGCAGCCGTGTTTATCCAGCCCGCGCAGCAGGTTCAGCGCGCCTTTCCAGCGATCGGAAAAAGACTGGTAGCGGAACGACCGGGAAGCGCCGTTTGGCGCGGTCTGGCTGGACAGATATTTATCACCCTGCCCCAGCCCCATTAGCGCCAGCAGGTACAGCTGGATAAGCATCGCTGTAGCGGTCGGATAATGCAGGCTCAGGCACGTTTCGATGCCGTTTACCTGCTCCACCAGCGCCGCCAGCACGAAATCAGGCAGGGTAATCCCCTGACCGCTTAGGTACTGCTGCGCCTGTTCGGGATTTACCATGGCTGACTCCTGAAATAAAAAGCCCCGCCGGAACGGGGCATAAAAAACCGCCTTAGCGGCGGCTGTTATTCAGCGGGGAAGAGTTTTTCGAACTCGCCTTCCGGCAGCAGTTCCGAAAGCTTTTCAGCACCCAGGGTGCCTTTAAACTCGATACCCAGCTCTTTCAGGCGATCGGCGATAATCTCCTTACGGGATTTGCCATCGTTCCCTGCACCGGGCGTTGCCGGGGTAAGCGCACCACCAGCTTCGCCACGCATCAGGCGGACGTTGGACTTAAAAGCCGGGTTAAGACTTTCAAACTCCACGATATCCCCGACCACAACGCCGAACCACGGGCGGATCACTTCGTACTTAGCCATTGCGTATCCTTAGGCAGCTGCGCCGTAGACAACGCCGGACAGGCCTTCTGCGTCTGCGGTGATCTGCAGGCCTTCAGCAGACATGATCTGGAAGTTGTAGTTAACGTTCGGCAGCGGGCGCGGCAGCGGCACAATGCCCTGAGCCATGCCCACCAGTGGAGAGATCACTTCTTTGCGGCGCTGGTACGCCAGGAACTCGTTATCTTTGAACGCAAAGGTCGGGCGGATCTCTTTGACAGGTGCAAACGGCATTACAGCATTCAGGACGTTGCCGCTGACCACACCATTCACCACATACGGCTGCATGAGGTTTGCCCAGATCTCCGGGCTCACCCACATGATATCGTACTGTGCGACGCGGTTAGCGCGTGCTGTTGAGCCGAAAGCCCCCTTACCGAAGAACGCGATCATTTGCGTTTGATTAGCGCTGGTCAGGTCGATATTCGCGCCACCTGCACCGGAACCAAGATTAATACGCCTGGTGTTACGGTGATTACGCATGCCCTGGGCTTTATAGCCCTGCACCTGAATATTGCGGTCGCCGTCCAGATAGTACGAAACGCGGCGTTTATTGACCTTTTTCAGCTTCGCAGCCTGTGAGTCCAGCACCAGATCGATACCAACAGAGCTCATGCCTACAACGTTACGCCAGTTCACACCGTAACCGGCAGTGAACACCGGGATCGGATCGCCGTCGTTGTCATAATCAGTCTGGTCGAACGAGAACGGGGCCTGACCGTCAATCGTTACTTTCACATCATCAGCAATATCACCAACGACATTATAGAGTTTGACGGTCTTACCGACCGACAGCACGGTTTGCACGCCAAGCAGATCGTTGACGATTTCGATGCCGACCTCCTGATCGCGCAGCTGGATGACCTGGCGGTCAATCTCAGCCCAGAACTCGCGGGAGAAGCCGCCTACAGCGTTACACGCCAGCATGTCCGGCGTCATGTGAGCACGGTTGGTGGCGATCATCGCATTGTGCTGGGCGTTCCACATATTGCGGTTAGCCCATAGCTCATTCCAGTGGCCAACAAGGCGGCTGTTAGCCGCCAAGGTTTCTCGTGAAAAGTACATGTGCGTTTATCCTTGAATTACGCGCCAGCGGCTGCGGCGGCAGTGCCGACACGCATACGAACGCGGATGAAATCGGTAGTGCCTGCCGCAATGGTGGCTTCGTCCTGGCTGTAGCCGATCACCGCGTCGGTGTCGTCGGTAGCCAATGTGAACTGGCCAGCAGCACCAAGCTTGATCGGGCTGTCTTTTTTGTACGCGCCAGGCACGCACAGCAGCGCCAGTTCGCGCCCCTCTTCCACATAGTTCCCCACAGCGGAATCACCTTCCGGGACGGCGTCACGAATGTCCAGGCCCTGATGGTAGGCGCAGTCAATAATGTAGAGGCGTCCGGTCAGCGCGGTAGCCTGCGCAAACACGTCTTCGCCATTGATGATCGCCGCGGTGCCCGGCAGCAGGGCAGCAGCAGTGGTACGGGTTTCAGTCTTGTAGAGCGACTGCCCGTCGATATTTACGCGACGATAGCGGGATGCCATGCGCGGTCTCCTTTAAAGTTGGTTACGGGCCGGTTAAGCCTGGAAGTGAGCGGACGGATCAGGAGCGCCGGTTTCGCCAGGCGTCTGCGCGGAATTACCACCCAGCGGTGCGGCAGTACCCAGCTTGCTGTACATCTCTTTCAGTGCCGGGCCTGACAGGGCGTTAGCCACGAGTTCGCCGTGTACCGCCTGCACAGCGTCACGCATCGTCTTTTCTTCAGCGCGCGAATTAGCAGTAAGGGTTTCGGCAAGCTGCTGGTGGTTGGTCTGAAGGGCTGTGATTTGTAACTCAAGAGGCTCAATCGCCTTTTTAGTATTGGTAGCTACAGCCTCACCGATCATGGTGCCGATTTGTTCCATTTCTTCTTTGGTTAAAGGCATGTCGCCCTCCGTTTGGTGGTTGGTTGCAGGCTGATCCTGCGGAGTGAAAAAAGATTTGAATTTGTTGGTTACGACAGCGACCCAGGACTCCTGGCGGGCTACCGGCGTTCCGGTGTCGTCGAAGGTGATTTTCCCGCCCTCTGACGTATAGCCGAACACCTGGGCGTTGCCCCCGTTACGGATGATGACCACCTGGCTGTCGGTGAAGTCGGCCACCCAGGCGTATTCATTCTCGCCGGGCGCGAACCGGGCCTTAGCCGCACGGTCTAGACGCTGCTCGCGCTCCCGGTAGGATTCGCCCATCAGCGCGCCGGAGTTAACCTTCAGGGGAGTCGCATTGTCAGCATTGACCATCAGGCCGACGCCCTGCTCTGGTGTGGCCGCGCCAACCTCATGCAGCAGGATGGCGTCATGATCCATACCGTGAATCTTTGCCACCCACTCTGCACCCAGCGCCTTCTGCTCTTCATTGGCTTCGAGCTGGTCGAGGAATACCGCAACGCTGGTGTGAATCGGCGGCACATCTTCGCCACGTTCGATAGCTGCCACGCGCTCGAGTAGTTCGCGCCCGCCTTCTGACTCGCTGGCTTTGTTAACATCCACCCATTTTTCCAGGTAGATGCGGTTACCGGATTTCTTGACGTTGCGGTTCCACGCACCGACAAAACCAACGTTTAACCCTTCCGGGGAGAAGGCGGACACGAACTTGCCATTAACCTGCGGATGGCCCAGCGGGGCCAGCGTGCCTTCCAGACCGGCGTAGTGCGCGTCAATTTCGCTGGCGGAATACAGGCCGCCGTTCATAACGACATTGGCCGGTAGCGTATAGCTGGGCAGAACGAGATGATCACGCTCGTTGTGCACTTCCCGGCGAATAGTCTGGCTGTTCACCCGCGTGGTGACGTTGATTTGCATTGTCATAGTAGTTTCTCGTTTAAGCGGCCCGGTGGTGGCCGCAGTCGCAATGGTTGGCGACAAGACCGGCTTTCTGAGCCTTCTCCAGCCGCTTCTTCGCCATGTCGATGACGTTCGGGTTCAGCGGCCTGCCGTCGGCATCCACCAGCACCGCTACCTGTGTGCACTTGCAGTTAATGGCGTTACCGTCAACGCTGTACCAGTCCCGCAACTCTTCGGTTGTGTAAAGGTGGGCATGGCGTAGCGCGTGTTTGCGGCGTGTCGTCGGGCTAAGTGCGGAAAGGTGCATCTGTCGCGTCATGATGCCGTACTGGGTTTCGGCCTCGTCCGACTCATCCCAGCGGGCGCGACGCAGCGCCGTGGTTATTTCGGTCCGGGCGATACGCTTTGCGCGCCCGATTTCCATCCCGGTCTGCTCAGTAAGTCGCTTGGCAATATCACGGGGGATTTGCCCGCGGCCCATGCCGTCGGTAAGGATCCGCGCCATGTCCGACTTCGTCCGCGCGCTGAGGTTTTTCATCTCCTCAAATACACGGGTGCGCACCAGCAGCAACCGGCGCTGATAGGGTTCGCTCAGCAGCAGTTGCTGGAGATTCTCCCGCCCGGCGGCGTACACCGCTGACTGCTGCGACAGACTGGCGAACTCCTGCGCCGTGCCGCGCTGGTACGCCTGATTAACGTAATCGCGCCAGAACCAGAAATTCGTTTCGTTACCGCCATAGAGGATCTCATCCACCAGCGCGGAGGCGTTCTCCAGCAGCATGGACAGAAGCGAGGTATCAAGGTCGAAGGTGTAGCGAAGGTTTACTGCTGGTGATGCGGGTATGCGGTCGAGGATGCCATGGTAGGCTTTTGCGATACGCTTGATCCGCCTTGAGAACTCATTCATAGCGCCGCGCTCGAGGCGGTCTGCCCCCGTCGGGTCGCTAAGATTTCCGGGCAGAATCGGAGGTTTTATCCTCTTCGTCTTCTTCTTCATCATCATCCTCTCCCAGCGGTTCAGGTGATCCCTCATACCCGGCGGCCACGCGGATTTCCTCGCCCGTAAACGGCTGCTCACCACTGGCTACAGAAGCGCTGTTGATCTCGGCCATGAGTTTGGCGGATGCCATCTTCTCAGCGCCGGAACTGGCGTTCAGGTCATCCCAGATAACCGTTTTCTGTGGTACCGCGTCGAGAATGCCCAGCAGCACCAGCTTGTCGCACAGGTCCTCAATATCAAACGACAGATCACCGCGCCGGGACTGGCAGCGCCCATTGAAGTAGCGCTGGTCCTCAGTGCTGGCCCGCTCGCCCGTCTGCATGCCTACAAGGATTTTGGTCGGGATATCCAGCGCAGCTCCCGCTGTCTGCAGGTTTACGTTGTAAGTTGGCCCGGGGTCGGCGACAGAGGACACTAGCGGCGTCACCGTTGCGCCCTGGGTGGTCAGCAGCGCATCGTTGCCGCGGTTAACCTCAACAGCAGCTTCATTGAACTTCTCCTGCAGCTCATTGACATCAACATTGTACATCGAGGCCAGGTTGCTGAAGTCGATCTCTTTATCGAAGTTGATATTCAGCTGGCGCGCTGCGTTCTTCAGGAAGGATTCACCGCTGCCGCCCTCCACCTTCTCCAGGCTGACAAAGGCGTTATAGGCTGGCTCCAGAAAGCCGATCGCATCACTCGAGTAATCGCCCAGGACAAACACGCGGTCGGGATGCACATCCACGCGCCGGGTGCTGCCGTTCGGAAGGCGCTCTACGTATCCCCACATTTTCGGCTGCCCGTAGGTACGGGAGTTCAGCCCCGTATCCCATTCTTTGACCACCAGCGCGCCTGCCCAGGCAACAGTGATCTTCTCGAGGCCTTTGCCTTTGGTGGCGGGCTTATTCCAGTCCAGATTATCGCGAATGTGCAGCAGGATGCCGGAGTAGCGGCCCACCAGCCGCCGCAAATCAGCTTCGGCAAAGGTGCGCCAGAAGCGATGGGTAAAGACGGCTTTCGCCTTGCTCTCCCATGCAGTTACCTTGCGCGTTTCGTCAGCCTTTTCGCCCTCGATGATCTCCGGGTTGCTGAGCCAGCAGGTGCTGGTAATTTTTCGCACCGCGCCGTGAGCGATGCCGCCGCGCCGGTACAGGCTGTAGAGGTCGTCAAAGGTCAGATCCTCTTTGAAGCCGTACTCGCACCATGCCGTGCTGCGCTTTGCATCCAGACCCATTGTCGGGTTAGCCGCCAGCATACGTGCGCGCGCAAGACTGGCCTCGGCCAACGCATGGTTGACGGCCAGTTGAAGGTTATTGTTCATGCTGGGGTCCGTTTGGTAGGTTCAGGCAATAAAAAAAACCGCCCGGAGGCGGTCTGTGTTCGATAGTTGCTAATTACATTTCACCAGGGGCAGGCGGCAAAACATCTCTGTTCCCATTAGCATTTGGTGGTGAAACGATACCCAGCGCTTCCATCTGTTCGATTATGCGTACAGCTCTGTTATAACCAATTCGGAACTCACGTTGAATGCCAGCAATTGATGCTTTACGGGACAAAACAATATATTGCAAAGCATCATCAAAAAGCGGATCAAGAGTGTCATCTTCTTTTGGCTCTTCTACTGGCTCCATAGGAATCCACTGAGGATTTTCTACAAACCATTTTTCAATCCCTTTCATGGCGGCATCAGTGCAGATCGAACAAAGCGAAGGGTGCCCCATTTCGCCAGAGGTTGTATTAATCGCGCAACTACATCCTTTCCGCCATTCATCGATGATCAGCAGCGGATGCATAATTATTTTATTTTGTTTTGGCATATTTTTACCTGGCTAGATCCCGAAGCGCATCAGCTTGCGCATTCACCACATTCAGTTTATCTACCCTGAAGCCGTTTGGGAATCATCATGCCCATCGGCTGCGCGCCGCCGAGTTCGGTGAGCGCATAAACCGCCGCGTCGAGACGGTCAGGCGACTTTTTGGCAGTGGCCGGCACGTACTCCATCAGCTGATTTTCCAGCACGTAGAGATTACCGTTGTGCGCAACGCGGCCCTGCTCGTAGAGAGCAGAGATCGGCTCTGCCCGTGCGTATTTCCCCTTACTGGCATGGACACGGATAATACGGCCCTTGTAACCGGCGTTACGCAGCGTTTCCTCAGCCATATCGCCGCCCTGGTTCGTTTCGATAACGATCGCATCAGCTTCGTGCTCTTCGTAAGCCCACATTGCCTTTTTGGCCCAGCCAGCCGGTGAATACTTGCCGCTGTAATCCCCATCGACAGAGAACTGCTTTTTATCACCAGCACCATACGCACTGGCCGCCACAATGCCGGATTCGTCGCTTTCATCGCTGTTGGTTGCCTGCGGGTCGATGGCCACTACCGAGCGAACCTTGTCGAAACGGATCTGCAGGTCGCGGGAGGCGCTTATCATCGCCTCATTCCACAGCGCACCCTCTGCATTGAAGCGCCGCGGCTTCTGCATGTACTGCGCCTCGGCAGTGCGCCGGTGCGAAAACAGGGAAACGCGGTGAGTTTCGTTGTGCTTGAATGGCCAGAGCCAGCCATCAGGCAGCCCGTGGTCAATCGGGATGGCGTGGGTGTTCTCCGGGTACTGCGCCAGGTAGGCCTGGCTGTTGTCGATGAGCACCGGAAGATTAAGGTGATGCCACTTTTCGCCGGAACCGCCACGCAGCAGGTAACCACTCAGATCGTGATAGTGGATGCGCTGCATGATGACAATCATCGGCGTCGTCTCGATCGCCAGTCGTGACTTGATGGTTTCGTTAAAGCGGTTGTTAACGCCGTCGCGCACTATCTCGCTATAGGCATCATCGGGTTTGACCGGGTCATCAATAATCAGCGCGCCCTGCCAGCCTGGCTCCATATGCCCGGCACGAAAGCCGGTAACCTGTCCAGCTGCCGAACTGGCGTACACCCCGCCACCAAATTCATTCCACCACATCGCCTTACTGTCAGCATCATCGCGCAGCGACATAGGCCACATGGCCTGATAGGCCTGCGATTTGATCATGCCACGCGCGGTAGACGAGTTGAGCAGCGCCAGCTGGTGGGAGTATGACAGATGCATGAAGCGGGCACGCTGGTTGAGCGCCAGCCCACGCCCCATCATGTTGATGGTGGCCAGCTCAGTTTTGGTGTACCCAGGCGGGACGTTAATAATAAGACGCTGAATTTCGCCATCTATCACCCTGTCCAGCGTCTGTTGGATCACCCGGTGATGTGGTGCGACGATCATTTTGCCGCCGGTGCGCTGCTTGAAGAAGTATCGCGCGTAATATAATCCATCCTCCACGCATTCAACGCGGCGGGCGAAAAGCTTTTGCTCAGCAGTCGTCATCCTCCAGCATCTCCCGCCGCGCAGCTTTGTAATCGTCTTTGTTCATGGTGACTGTTTCGATAGCGCCCCCATTCGGCCCGGAATGCTCGAACTTATGCTTATTGGTGTAGGCGTCGCCCACTTCTTTGGCAGCCTGCTCGATTAGCTGGGATGCCAGTGCAAAGTTCTTCATTCCCTCTGTTTTGGTCGCCATACGATCCAGCGCGCGCAGCCGGTAAGCTTTGTTGGCGATCGGGATATCAGAGATTTTGTTCTGAAAGCGGTCACGGGTGGCGTTAAACATGTCCACCCACTTTTGCGCCAGGCCTTTTCCGTTCGCTTTGGTCGGGTCGTGTGATTCCACCTGCTGGCGGGATATCGTAAGGCCAAACTCCTTCTTGACGGCCTCGACTACCTGAGAGGGCGTATCAAAACAGGCTAACGACTGGACGATAAAGGCTTTGACCTCTCCTTTCAGTGCCGCCATTGGTTACCTGCCTGTCATAATCAGTCAAAAGTTAGGCCAGCTTAAGCAGGCACGTTCCGCATGCCCTGGCGATATCAAGATGGGCAACCTCCGCAGGCCTGTTTGCAGCGTCCACCAGCTGCTGCACATCGTGGCTGGCACCGTAGCGCCGGACGACGCCGACGAACTCCTCCACATCGTGGCCACGTAGTTTCAGCTTCGGCTGCCCTTCCCGCGTGAACTTCGGCGCGCCAAACTCATCCGTCTCCTGGGCGATGTGGTACAGCTCATGCTCCACCAGCGCGCAGAACTCCAGATCTGAACACTGAGCGCAGTAATCTGCCGCCAGGGTGATGATGAAGTCAGGTATGCGCCCGAACCATTCATGCATCTGCTGCTCCATGCGAGCCTTTTGCCAGCCCCCGGCGCGCATCATCAACTCTTCCGCCTGACCCAGTACGGCCCGCCCTTTTTTATCAAAGGCATTCGACGCCCAGAGGAAACACAGATCGGCCTCCAGCAGGTGAGTATGGTCAGGGTTATGCAGATTGCCGTCGTCGCTGAGGATCTCGGCATGCAGCCATTCTTGCAGGCCTTCAGCAGGAATGATGCGGATGTACGGTTTGAAGTCTGGGTTATCTACCAACAGGGGTGGTGGATGAGGTCTTTGATCTTTCATGGTCAATATGTACTTCCTCAGACAGCAGTAATATTCTTGTCTGCGAACAAATTATTCACTATTACCAAAATGGATAAAAAGAAATGAAGAGGCTTAGTATTGTCTGCATTGCTGCTGCATTAGCAGCATGCTCTAACACGCCCGTTCCAACGGATCAGGCTAAAGAGGTTTCAGGAACACAGCTTTTAACAACTGCCTATTCAAAAGCAGCCGAAGACACTGGAAGAGTAATAATCAAGCGTGATGCAGGCCAAATGGGCAGCTTATGTAATTTATATGTTTTCATTGATGGAAAGCCTTTGGCGAAGCTTTATCCAGAAGAAAAAGTAACGGTGCATTTAGTACCTGGGCGGCACATACTCAGTGCTGATCCCAGAGGCGCTTGTCCCGGCGGCATGAGTGAACAGACAGCAGACATAGTGAAAGGGGCAACCCAAGTATTTCGGGGAAGCTTTACCAGCGCTGGAGATTTTAACCTTTTGCCAACTGCTTTTTAAGCCAGCCATTACGACAGGACTGCGCATTATTATGACAATAAAAAACCGCCCTTAGGCGGTTTACTTTCATTCGCTCCGTCAAAATTTCGGAGCCATTCCGTACTTGGGAGACTTGATATTGGTCGCCCAGACTTTTATGTCTCCCTGAATGACCGCTGTAAAGTCTGATTTCAGGTGACTTACAAGGGCGTTGACCTTATCAGCGTCATCCACAATGTAATGCTCAATTTTATCCTTCCCCACCGGTACACACTTATAAGCAGCAGGCACTAAAGTGCTGTTTATTCTTAGCGGCGGGTGATTGTTTGAACATCCTCCATTAGACATATACGAAACCGTAAGGTTGGCTGTTTTATATCCAGCTTGAGCAATGCTTATCATTACGGGGTTGTCATCGGCAGTCTGTGTGATGTCATATAAAACCCGGTCTTTCTCGTACCAGGTATTGAGTTCGCGCGCTTGCAAGGCTGCGTTGCTGTGTGCGGAAAGCAGCAGTAAAAAGCTGCTAATCACTTTTAAAGTTTTCATGGTTATGTGCTTGTTATTTAAGGCGCAGCAATCATTACAAGATGCATCACCCCAAAGCAACAACCTAAGGAAAATCCTACTAATTTTGGTTACACAGATAATAGTATTTAAGCTACTTAATGCTTAAGGAAGCAAAAGCTGCCGGGAGGCGGTCAGTCTTCTTTCATTATCGCGGGTCTGATGTCGCAGCCCTCGAAGCTGTAATCGCCGTAATCGGCGCGCAGTTCTGCATCCACTTCATCAAAGATCCGGTCATACAGCTGCCGAGTCGGCTCGTTCTCTAGTGCCCGCACAAAATGGATGCCCTGGCCGTCCGGGACGGCGGCAGTCGAGAACCGGAACGTAAGCTGCCATACCGCTACTTTGTTCAAATCCAAAGGCTGTTTCATATCCCCTCCGCTTCAATATGCTGCGGTCAGGATAGGCCATAAGAGCGACAGTGAGTACAGCGCTGGCGTCAGTTTTTGAGCCCTGGCACATTTTGCTTTTCTTGAACGAATACTTTCCGGCTAAATCTCAGTGCAAAATGCTTATAGATCAGCATACTTAGTAGCGTAACGATTGTGCACTTGCACTCCCTCAGAAACATTTTGGGTTTCCTGTTTCTGAGGGCTTTTTTTATTTCACTGCGTTATACCAGCCCTGCCAGCGATAAGTATTGAGCCGTAGCTGGCGCATGCATTCCGCCGTCTCGACATCCGCCTGCAGGTCTGCGTCGCTATTCGCCCCTGCATCACTGCCCTTGCACGGGGTCTGCATCAAATCCGCTGATGGCGTTGGCAGCGTCGATAGCCTGTTGCCGCAGCCGGATAGAATCATCATCAAAAACACAAACGGTACGATTCGGATCCTGGACATATTTCACCACGTTGCGGGTTATGGTTCGGTAGATAATTTTGCTCTCTTCGCTGGCCTGCGCGGCCTTCTGCTCGACAGGCTGAATAGCCTTTTCAGCTTTGGTGCGCTTATCGGCGGCCAGGGCGTTGATATGGTCGGAGTGGTCATACCAGCCATTACGGTAGCGTAGCTCGCCATAGCCACCGGCCAGAAGTACGATCACGAGAGCGATCAGCAGAATCGTTCGGAGGCTAAAGGTCATATTTGCTCTCCGCCAGGCACATTGAGCGCTCCATCTCGCGCCGGTTCTGGAGGCCCTTCCACTTCATCCCACCAGCGTAAACCCAGCGGCGCATCTCCTCGCACGCTCCCTCATGATCACCACGGTTGAGCTTGCGCAGCAGCGTGGACTTTGAGAAAGCGTCAGAGCCGACGTTAAAGACGAAGCTGTAGAGCGCGGCGCGCTGATACTCGTTCAGCGGCGTTTTAACCATACTATCGACCGTCTTCTTGGCAGGCTGCAGGTCTTTCCAAAGCAGGTTGTCACACTCGCGATCTGTGTACTTCTTGCCTCTCACGATATCCCGGCCCGTATGGCCGTCGCAGACAGTCCACACTCCGGCAACATCCCGGTACGCTTCGTACTTGCGCCCTTCTACGCCGTCTTTGCCACCCAGAAACACCGTGGCGATCGCCAGCGCACCAGCACCAGCCACGCCGATCAGTTTGTTACGTAACGACAGTGAGATCGCCATTAGTCCTCCGCAATATCAACCGGACGTGTGGGCCAATTTTTCAGTGCCTGGATCTGTGCCAGCGTGGTTTTGCGCTTGTAGTACCAGTTGATACCAAACGTCAGTATTGCGATGAAGATGCCTGCTATTACGCCAATGGCGCTCCATTCGTCAGGGCTGAGCCGGGTCAGTAGGCCATTAGCTACCGTCCCGGCAGATGCGCCATAGGCAGCGCCAGAAGCTAATTTGCTCATGTTGGACATATCTCTCACCTCCGATTTGGTCGGGGTGCTGTGAGTAGTAAAAAGGGTGTCAGGCATAAAAATTCATGCCTGCTCTTCTGATCTTCAAAGGAACATAGAGAGTTATTTTGTGATAATCCTGTCAATGCAGTGGGAATAGGGTCATGATGCCCTTTTCACATACTGGAAATGACATGAGTGATGAAGACTGGATTATCGGAAGAGCTGTCATTGACATCTTCCAGTCAGACCCGGAGCAGGAAATAAGCAGAGAATTGCTTATTAAATTTCTCACCGACAAGTATGTTGCTGTTTACGAGAGTAGCGCCGAGGTGGACGAAATATTGCTTTATGAATCAGCATTAAAGTGGGTAATAGATTCTTCAAATTAAACAGCGCCGTAACCAAAAAATGCACTCTGTAAAAGACGCCCGGCGGACACCTTTAGAAGAGTGTTATCTCGTTGTTTGTGGCAGTGGCCAGAGCAGGATTACCGCTCCTGCCGCCAGCACGCCGTCAGCCAGGACCGACATCAATTTGCTGATAAAGTTAATGGACATAACCAGGAACAGCAGCAGTAGACCATCGAAGCGAGCCTGAGAGTTGAGATATTGCGGGCATAAAAAAACCCGCTCAGTGGCGGGCTTCTTATATTTTCTGCTGCTCAGTTCGCTTTAACGTTCCGAGCCTATCACAATTCAATCACCAGATGGCTCACTTTGCAAGTAAAATCTTTCACTATTTGTACCGAACATGTCACACATTGGCCTGTAAAGCATCGATTCTGCCAGACTTAGCCACATATCGATTCGACGGCGGCACGTCATAAAGCCCCAGTCCGGGTGCCTTTCCTGTAGTTCCTCAGCCAACTGCCGTTTGCTCATCTGCCAGCGGTAGCGCTGCGCCAGTACGTCAAGTAATCCGTCATGCCCCTGGCTTGTCAGCACAGCACTAATCACTCCGTCAATTTTTAAACCCTCATCATCAGAGCAAAACGCCAGGCTACTTTTGTTTTTGCCGTTGAGCATTTCACGGAGAAACACCTCCAGTTCTGGCTTTGATATTCCTGCCTTCTTCATTCGCCGCAGGGCTTCATTGATCGCGCTTTTACTTATCGTTTTACTGGTCAGGAGCTGGTTGAACATATTCCCGGCCCTGCCACCGCCGATATAGGACCAGCGGCCCCACATACGCAGCTTGCCCTGGATCCAGATGCTTTCCAGCGTGCGCAGACGCACCATTTCCCCTGCTTTGCCAACTTCTGCCGTGTGAATCATGCCTCTGCTCCTTCCTGTATTTTGATAATAATTTGCCCTTTTTCACCCCAGATCTTCGTAATCCGGCCATCCCAGATGCGGCTGTCGTCATCAAAGATTGCATCCAGCAGCGCCTTCTCAAGGTTGTCCTTGTCTGGTTTCTGCTGGTGCGGCTGCCCGTCGTACTGCGCGCGCTTCTTCTGGCTCAAGCTTTTCGGCATCGGGATTACAAACGTGACGTGATAACAAGACTCCGGCAGCGTGACGCCCAGCAGCCGCACCTGCGCTTTATAGGCCCAGTAAACAGCAGTCGTCGGGCGCTTGTGCCAGCGATCGCGCTGCGTCATGCGGGGTTTGCCAATCGGCGTAATGTCGTAGATTTTCATGCGGGTACCACCAGCCCACGGCGGGCAATCTGGATCAGGGTCAGCACAATGGCGCGATCCATCATCTGGCGGCGTTCGTCGCGCGTCAGCTTGTTGCCGTTGTCGATACTGTCATGGCAGCAAACGCAGAGCGCGGCGCTGGCGCAGTCGTCGGTTTTCAGGCCCATGCCCTTCCCTTCGTTTCGGTGTGCAACCTGCGTGCCCCATGCACCACAGAGAACGCATTGTTCAATCTGGCCGACGGCGGCTAACCATTTTCTACTGCGGTATGTCATGTTCATCGCCATCAGCCCCCGAAGTGCAGCAACTGCGAGGCGGCGTTCTCGGCCTCCGCCTGGCTGCGGAATGCGCGCGAGAGGATCCAGCGCCACAGCACGTCGAGCGCTGCGCGATAGAGCTGCTGGAACTCTTGCTCATCCATACTGGCGAATGCGATGCTGCGGGGATGCTTGCGGAGGGTGCCGTCAGGCAACTGAATAGCGTCATAGTGACCGGCCTCCACAATCACCCAGGAACGGTAGGCATCAAACGATTTGCAGATGCTGATGCTGCCGGAACGGCGATCAGCGATTCGCGCCAGATACTGCTCGGCGGCATCCAGCAGCGCGCCTTCGCTACCACCGAACGTGGACAGGAATTTAGCATAGCCGGTAACCAGTCTGCGCTCATTGGAAGAGATCGCCCCACCGGTAGGCTCCCAGTATTCGAAGCCGAAATTCAGCAATGCGAAGAAGCGGCGGTGAAACGCCGGGTTGCGGACCTGTTTGAAGTCGGCCACCAGCACGGCACCGAGTTTACATTTTGATTGCAGAAAATCGCTGGTCTCCGGCGTGGCGGGGATCAGGATTCCTGAGGACTGCTTGATGAGTTGTAGTTGCTGCGCCATGGTGTTCACTCCGTGGCGCTGCGATGCTCCGATGCCGTTGTTCAGGCGACAATATGATTATGTCAGTGAGTTATTGTTCCGGTCAAACGATCCGGCTGCTTTTGCTAACTCAATAAAATCCTCGAGTGAAAGGAGGTGTTGATTAGGACGCACTTTCTCAAGCCCGGTTACCCTCCCGTCTTCATACGTGACAAGGTACTTACCGCCCTGCTGCTTGATGATGTTAACCGCCTCAGCGATGTCCAAATCCACAACTAACCCCCTTAGCGCCTAGACGCTTCAATTCACTATGACTAACCAGTTTTGGCTGTTCACCTTCTATATGCGAACCACCTTAGCAGATCGGGTAAATTCTCTAATAACCTGCGCGGCAGAAAGTTTGAATTATATCCTGGCACTGCAACCATAGGTAACTTGTACTGTTTTTATATACAGTATTTTATAAAATATTTTTGTGCAGCCAAAAATAAGTAAATGATTTATAAGGTCAAATTTTAATCTTAATGAAGAATATTACTTGTACGTTTAGCTGAAACTACGGACGAGGTGGGGAGTGTAAGTGCTCTCGCGGCAAGTGCCGCCAATGAAGGGAGATAAAAGGGTTAGCGACTTTTTGCTTACATCGAACAAAACGGTGCAGTGCGGAGCCTCTGCCGATGCCAACTGTATGCTACGCCACGCGTAATATCGTAACTGCTCAAATAAGTCATCCCGCAGATTTTTGCGGCTGTTAAAGGAGTACTGATACGTTGATCACTAACATGGCAAGCCACATTTTGTACTCAAAGTTGGGCGAAGCAATGTTACGTTTATTTCTACACGTTCATCCAGAGCTTTGTAGGCTATTTAACAGTCAGGCTACCCACAGCGACTGCATTGAGAGATCAGCTCGGTCGGAGAACGGGCACTTGGATCAATGATAATTCCAGAGAAAAATCCATTTTATGGCTCTAAAAACCTTTACGACGAGCATAAATTTTTTCTGAAATCGCCGCAAATTTGATTTTCAAGGCCCACGAAAAAGACATTTTTCTCGTTTTTAGTTGCATTTCGCTATCTTAAATCACAGTAAGATTTTTTTTTCAAGTACATTGACTTTCCTGTAGCCTTTATCGTTCGCGGACTTAGCGATTATTACCTTTCCGCAACCGCAATTTAACCTCAAAATCAACTCTTGTACTGAAAAGAATCCAGACTAGAATACTAATCAAACAGCAAGATGTAGGCATCACAAGCTTTCAGCGGGGCTAGATATAGTCCTTCATCACCTTCAAGCCAAAATAAAAAGGCCCGGGTGATGAACCCGGGCCTTCCAATTGGTAGATGAGTTCGCACCTCATCTACCGAGCCGAATGTACCTAGCAGCTGAGTTAAGCTTAACGACATGTAGTCGAACCTTCAATTTTTTTTAGGCATCAAACTGTTTTGTTTTTGATTTTGAAAGAGTTTTAGTCAGCCTTGGTTTTTGGTGATGCTTGAACTTGCACCCCAACCATATTCAGGCCGAATGTATCTAGCAGCTAACTCAGATACAACATCTGCAAGGGCGAATCCATGGGTGCTTGCAGTGAGGCGTGAATCAGAAAGGTCAAAGCAAAATGTTGCTTCTTTTCTTAAAACTGGCACGCCCGGTAACGGTCATTATCATGATCGTACTGGAGTACCTGGAAAGCCGTAACCATTAATTTGGATTTTTTGGCTTACAGGTAATGTAATTGAAGGAAGCCCGGCTATTGTGGGCTTCCTTTTTAAGGAATTAAGCAGCCTTATCTTTCACTACACACATTTCCGGCAGATTTGCACGCACCAGCGCCTCAGCGAACGGCGGCGGTACCGCGTTGCCGCAACGCGCAACCTGTTTGTCTTTGGCGTAGCGGGTGCCCATGTAGTCGCGGTCGATGATGTACCACTCCGGGAAGCCCTGAGCACGATACAACTCCGCAGGCTGCAGCATGCGCATGCCGATATCAACTATGCGGTAAACCACGCCGCTGATCGTCACCAGGCCGTCGCAGTTCGCGCCGCAATATTTCTGCAGGAACGTTAGCGTTTGATCTGCGCGCTGCTGGTCGTAGGCCTCAACCGCCAAGGTGGTTTTAACCTCCCCTACATGCAGGCCGCCCGCAGTTAACCCTGGTGCTGGCGCGTCAACTACCCGGCCATCCTTGCAGGTACCGCGTAGCATCACCAGGTGCGAGGTCAGCAGGCCATGATGATCGGTAGTGGTGACCGTGTGGGCCGGTTCGTCCAGCGCCACGCCTGCGCCCTGGTAGTTCCCGCCGAAGTGCTTAACCAGATTCGCCGCCACCAGCCCAAACTTTCCGCCACCGGCGACAACGGTACCCATTGGCTTATGCAGGCCGGGCACACGCGGATCCTGCCCCGGACGCTCGCCATAACCCATCTGGATCAGGGTCGGCGTTACAAGCTGCGATTTGCCGCCGCCGCCCGCAGTAACCGTAGCGCTCGGCTCGTCCGCGCGGTGGCCGACGCTTGCACCGAACTGGCGGGAGACAAACGGCGCGAGTTCCGCCTCAACCAGTCCCAGCGCGTGGCCATTGCCGCCCGGTCGCGCCGACGTGCCAGCGGTTATGGTTGGCACCGGATCTGTAACTGCCTGCCCCGTTGCACCGGTACGGAACTTTGTCAGATGCGGAACCGCGATGGCATAGCCGTGCGTTTTAGTGATTGTCTGCAGCGGCTCCGCCAGTGCCTGGCCCCGGAAGCAGTCGTATTTGCCTTTCGTGGTAGTGTGGTTGCACTTCACGATAAACGGCGAGGCGCTATCCAGCACGAACCGCTGAATGCCCCGGGCGATGCGCCGGAGGGTATTTTCTGCCAAGGCCTTTTTGCGGTCGAATATGGACGGCGCAGGGATAGACCAGTCAATGCACTCCGCCGCAGTCCGCCAGGGCTTAAGCTTGCCACTTTGCACCGCTGCCGTTTTCGGATCCCCATGTGTCGGCTCTGGCCAGACGATAGGCTTCCCGTCTCTGCGCATAACGACAAACAGCCGTTTGCGAATAGTAGGCGCGCCATAATCGCATGCCCTGAGTTCACGAAACTCGACAACGTATCTCAGCCCCTTGATCAGCCGTGCCGCATCCTCACTATCCAGCGGGATATTTAAGAACTCACAGCATTCGGCCAGGGCAGGATGATTCGGATCAATACCAGTAGTCAGCATGCCGATAAACGCCTGGAAGGTTTCACCAATCCTGGCAGGATCCGGTCGCATCTCTCCAGCAAGCAGCGGCCCCCAGGTCTTGAACTCCTCGACATTCTCTAATTTCATGACGCGCGGCTCTACATCAAGCCCCCAACGCAAAACAACCCAGGCGAGACCACGGATGGCTTTCTCTACGGGTTTCGCGCCTTTTGCCTTGGAGAAGTGCCTGCAATCTGGGCTAAACCATGCAAGCGCTACCGGGCGGCCGGCGGTCGCTACTTTTGGCTTTACCTCGTACACGCTCTCGCAGTAATGCAGCGTGTCCGGGTGGTTGGTGCTGTGCATGGCCACTGCGTTGGGGTCATGGTTAATCGCAATATCCACGCTGCGACCGATAGCCAGCTCGATCCCGGTGCTGGCCCCGCCGCCCCCGGCAAAGTTATCAACGATGATTTCCTGTAAATTCACGCGTATTTCTCCATGGCAGTGGCCAGCGAACGGGCGGCGGTGATGATCGATGGCACCGGCATTTTTTCGAGCCACATCCGGTTGATGTGATGCTTCAGGCGGCGCTGGTGGTGCGCCGGGAGATCCCCGGCGCTTTCAACCTGTGCGTAAACCAGTCCAACCTCTGCTGGCCAGACTGTTTCCGGCACGTTCACCAGCAGCAGGCGCTCCAGCTCTATAATGCGGCTGGTGGCGTATTGCAGAAGTGGATCCATCACACTTCCTCGCCCGGCGCAGCGGCAAGCATGGCCTGATATCTGGCTTTGAGCGCTCGTTCTGTCCACCCTTCAACGAGGCACATTTCGGCCAACATTTCGGGTGTAGGTTCAAGCGGTACAAGCCTCCATCCTTCTGGTTTAGCTTGCGCTTTTAGCTCGTTAACCGCCGCCTTAGTCGTCGGCTGCCGCAATACCTCCAGTGCATCGAACAGCAGCGCGGAGGCCGGGTTCAGCGATTTTTCTACCGGCTTAATGCCGCTGGCGCTGTACTGCCAGACCAGCTGCCCAATAATTTCGGCGCGGGCCACGTTGTCCGCCGTCAGCGCATCACGCTGTCTGACTGTTTCGCGCAGCGCAGCCGTGGTGCAATCCAGCCGTTCGGCCAGACGGGTAATCATTTTCGCGATATCGATTAGCGCCGTGTCGCTGGACATCAGCCGTGCAAATTGATGACCTGCGACCACCAGCTCTTTGTTATTCAGTGATTCACTCATACCCGTGCACTCCCAAAAATTTTATGAATTTCGTAGCCCTGCCAGTTCTGGCGGCAAACGTCCGCCACCGATGGTGCTGCTGTTTTTGGCCGCTTGATGTTCGCTTCCCCGCCAGGCAGCAGCGTAAAGACCGGGTGATGCGGCTCGCCTGCGCGGAGAACCACAGAGCGCCGGTTCAGGTGCAGCAGCAGGTTATGGGCTTTTTTGCAGTCGCAGCCCAGCAAGGCCTGCACCTGACGTGGGATGATGGTCTGGTTTTCGCGTAGGTAATCGACGATTGCCCAGAGTGATTTACTGGCCATGATCACGCCCTCCCCCTTTTGAGACCGAACTTCTCCCTGATCTCCTTCACCCGTGCCATGTTCTGCTCACGCGTCAGCGGCTTTCCACCCAGCACAGGGAGACGGGCTACCGGTTCGGGAAGATCTTCACCGTGGCGGATACGCTTGACCATCTTCGCCAGTTCGTCCGCTGCTTTGCGGTTCAGTTCCATATCGCTGAGGCCCGCGGAACGCATCTGCTGGTACAGCGTGGTAACCAGCCAGTAACAGGCCCGGAATTTCACGGTATGAGGCGTGATACCGTGATCAGGCCACGGGTAGGACTCAGCATCGTGGTAGCGGCTCCGGTTGCGGCAGTATTCGTATACCAGCGAGACTAGTTCATTCTGGTCAGGCAGCCCGAGAGCGGCGCTATCTTCCGCTTTGCACCACGCGACAAACTGTCCTGGTGATGGCAGGAATGGTTTTTCCTGGCGGCGGGCAGCGCGCATACCGGCGTTGATTTGTTCAAGGGTGGTGATGCCGTTTTCTTTGAAGGCCCACAGCCACTGGCGGCGCATCTCGTCCAGGTCGTCCTGGCTTTTGCTGGCCAGCAGGGGAAACGTGGCGCGCAGCTGGCGGAACAGCTCATTAAAAATCTCTGCCGTTTTCGCCATCTGCTGCCGTGGCAGTTCGTCCTGTACTTCTGGCAAACCGTGAGCCATACGGCGCATGTTCTCGCGATCGAAATCGTGCATACGTTCAGCAATGCTTTTCATCAGAGCACTCCGTTAATCCAGTCGGTGTTGTCCAGCGCGCCAGTACCTGCTTTAGGCTGCGCCTGCCTCGGGTTGCGCAGACGTTGTGTGGTCAGCGTGTCCCAGTGTTTACGAAGGCTGGACGGGCTCAGGATATTGCTGGCCCAGAAATCGTCCTCACTGGCCCACACGAGCAACTCACAAATGTCGCGGTGAGTCCTGTGGTCAATCATGCGCATCAGACGAACGGTATTAGCCCATTCGACCCATTTGGGCTCTGACAGGCTGGCATTGACCATGAGAAGTTTTTGGTAAATCCACTGCGCGGCCCTGAGATCGTCAGCCGTTCCCCAGGACTTACCGGCGGGCGTGTATATCCCGTCAGCAGCTTCCGGATGGCGAGAGAGAAATTTTTTGGTAGCGTCGTTTCGGGATTCGTCAGAATTCCGGGACGAAGATCTTTTAATACTGTTCTTGTTCTTGTATTGGGTGTCTACCGTTTCCGGGAAAGGTTTTCCCGATTCCGGGAAGGATTTTCCCGTTTTCGGTGAAAGTTTTCCCGTTTTCGGCTTGTCTAAAATCCAGGCAGATAGCTCAGTATTTATACCGACAATTTTCATCACACCCTGCTTGTGAGCGAAGATGATTTTCCGGGCTGCCAGCGATTTGATAGCGTCCGAAATATGCGAATCACCCAGGTCCGTCAGCTCAGCAATAACCGTGTTTGTCACCCGGTCCTGCTTCTTGTTCCATCCATAGGTAAGCCAGATCACCGCTTCCAGACACTGCCACTCCCGGCCGGACATACGCAGTCTGGGCTTGAGCTTCTGAATCTCATTGGCGATCTTGGTGTACCCGTTAGCCAGGTCGGCCATTTGACCTCCCGAACGCTCGGTTTTTATAGGGAAATTGATAACTTCAGCGGTATTTGACATACTCACCTCGTGAACTTGCAGCCGTAATTTCACACCCCGAAAGCCGTTGCTGTTCCACCAGCGCGGCTTTCACCATTTCCAGACCTGTCATATTCCCCCCAGCATTGTTGTCACCATTGCCATAAGCGGACCGGCCAGATCCGGCTCAAGCCGAAACATCGACACGATTCCTTCGCTCATTTCCTTCAGCTTCTGATGCCTGGGCGCGTCCAGCAAAATGGCCCGCTTCGCCTCGGCCACCTCCTTTTCGGCATGCGCCAGACGCGTAATTTTGCAGTCACCGCCCACCAGCGCGGTGCGATGCTCCAGCGGCAGAACGACCAGAATCGCAGGCGTCAGCTGGCGAACCCGATCCCGGCAGTCGTCGGTATCGAAACGGTTATCAAGCCAGCGAAAAAGTTTCTGCCTAGCCCGGCTGATATCTTGCGAAAACTCGATACCCTGCCCGCCGCAGCTGCGCCACTGATCCACGATGTGAGCAGCAACGACGTCCTGCCCGGCAACCGCTGCCCAGGCGCGGACGGCGTCGCGGATAGCGACATGGTTCGGCTCTTTGACTTGAGAGCGATTTATCATCGCTGACTGTGAAATAGATGTACTCTGTTGAAAAGTAAGTGTTTGCATGATTAAGCCTCTTGCCGTGGCAAACCATCTGTTGGGTTGGGGTAAATATCAGGACGAAGCTCGTGGGGTGTTACCCCCGTTAGGTCGAAAATTGCCATTACTCGATCTACTGGTACTACGCCACTGGATCGGGTGCGCCATAGACTGATAGTCATAGGCGAAACGCCTAGTCCACGTGCCAGTGCTGACGCCGAGCCAGCTTCTGCAATCGCTTTTTGAAGGGAATCCATAAAACCTCCGTGAGAGTTCAACGGAGTTAATTAAACAACAGGTTTAAATTGGCGTCAATTAATTTCAACATGCTGTTTATTTCGATATTTAAACAAACTGTTTATAATGTTGATATGAAAGAAGAAACCATTAAAGATTCAGCGTTATCAGATCGGCTTACAAAAATCCTCAAAGCCAAGAAGATGTCCAAATCTGAACTGGCCAGACAGGTTGGCGTGTCGCCGCAAGCAGTTAATAACTGGTTCACTCGTGGGGAACTAGGGAGAGAGTCTGCGCAACGTATAGCAGATGCGTTAAAGGTTTCGATAGACTGGTTGCTTAAAGGGGATCCTGACGACATCCTTACTGTTGAGCAAATCCGCCTGAACAGATTCAAACATTATTTCGCAGCAGGTTTGCCAGATAGCGATAGCTTAACGGAGAAGCAGATTCTTCAAGACATCCATGACGGTAAACAGATTATTACAGATAGCATTGCCCGCAGGATAGAAGCTGACTATAGCTTGCCCTATGGCGCACTAGATTATGATCCCCTGTATACCCCTTCAAATCCTCTGGAGAGTCTTTCAGAGCAAGAAGTTGAACTCCTGCACTTATTCAGGCAGATGCCAAAATCGGCTCAGCGTGAGATGCTCGCAATGTTTAACAGTCGTGTCAGTGAGTATGCAGCTCTGTTTGCAGAAATGCTTGAGACAAAGAAAGCGAAGTAATCCAGCCCATTTTTTTAAACCGGCCATGTGCCGGTTTTTTTACGCCCATCCCTTTTTTTAAACTTGTTGTTGAAAACAAACTTGACCTACATTTAAACCTGTTGTTTAATTCACTCATCAACAACGCGCTGCGTTGCTCCGATAAACGTTCTGACGCCGGGAAAGACCGGGAGGATGAGATGGAAACTACCAATCAGGCAGTACCAAACAGCGGGAAAGCAGTAGCGATGCGCAACAGCCGCACCGGCGCAGCTTGGCTCGTCTCGTTTAATCATATCGAAGGCATGTACTGGCACGAGCCACAGGGCAACCTGCGTCATATCCGTCAGCCGTTCGCCGCCCCCAGCATTCAGCCGCATCTGGTACCGGCGGGGACGCACTGATGAATACGTTATTCGCGTTAGTGCTGACCGTAGGTATGACCAACGGCGATTTTCAGGATGTGGTGCTGGGTGTGTATGAAGACCAGCGCCAGTGTGAAGCGGCAGCTGTTGAGCAGCATGTTGCGGGCGAGTGTTTCGAAGTGGAGCGCATTATCCGTAACGGCGAACAACCAGCCGTGACCCTGTAACGAAAAAACCCGCCAAAGCGGGCTCTCCGTCCGGTGACCGACCAAAGTACACCGGAAATTTTAAACCACCCAAGCAATGGCGGCTTATACAGCGCCGGGGATCTTACAACCCAAAGGAGCTTAGACGCAATGAACACCTACGCGTTTGTGATTAAAGCTAAGGCAAAATCAGAGAAGAAAAATCTGTTCTGCTGGTTCTCTGCAAAATCCGATTCTCGCGCAGAACGCGAGATCCTCAACATTCTCGACGACGCCGATATTGCTGTCGGCCGTGGTGCTGACTACCTGTTGCCGCAGCGCACCGACTGGCATGTCGCTGACGATCTGCCGGAAGAAGGCGTGCTGGATGATACCTGGTGCGACCGCTACACCCTCGGCGAGGATGGCCGCTCATGGAGTCCGGTCCAGGGCGACGCTGGCGCAGCTGCTGCGCCGGTAGTGACCGTGGAAACCCAGCCCACCCAACCGGCCGCCGATGCGGAACTCCGCCCACTGTCACGGCTACGCCTGATTCAGCGCCTCTTAGCCCACCTCATGCACGATACAGAGATGGACCAGATCAGTCTGGAGCAGCACATCGAAATCGGCGTAATGGAAGGCAAAGACGAGAATTGCTTTGTCCAGGGCCTGCGTCAGGCCATCGAGGATACTCCGGAGATCCGGGAGCTTTCTGCGCACGTGGAGTGGAAGCTTATCAAGGCGGTTAAAGCTGTATTCCCGCAGGATCAGGGCCACGAAGCCAAACGTATCGCCACTTTCGTTAACGACTGGGTAGCGGCTGAAGTCAGCGAACGCGGCCAGCTGGTGGAAGACTGGCTCAGCGGCAAGCTGCCAGCTAAGCCTGAAGTCGAGTTAGATTCATCGGATGTTTTGCTGGTAGAGAACGGCCTGAAGATCTACAAAAATGACGACGAGGGTACACGCTATCCTGTCTGCAGCATGCCGTTCCGCAAACAGCTTCTGTCGCAGCTGACTGCTAACGAACTGCGCCATCATCTTACCCGCAGCGAACACGCTGAGATCACCGCACTCGAAATGGATACCGATAATGGTTATGTCCAGAACCTGCTGCTGGTCGCCGAACACTGTGCCGAACTGAAAACATTCGATACTGCTGGTTTGTGGGTCTACACCTCGTCCATCAAAGATGTATTCAATCAGGAGAAGCGACACGAGCTGTCAGTAATCCTGCAGTTCACTCAAACCTGGCTTGCGGCCGAAAATCATGGTGACCGCGAGGCTCTCGTTCGTGAGTGGGCCGCAAGGAATCGCGTCAGTACGAGTACCGTCGATGAAGCCCCACCAACCCCTGCAGCCTATAAGCGAGCAGTCGCGCAGAACATGGCGAACCTGAGCATCGAGATCGCTATCGCCCTGCTATTCCCGGATGCAGTACCCGGACAAATCAACCGTACGCAACTCATGGCAGCCAAAAAGCTGGCGGACCAGAAAGAGGCATCACACGTCAAAGCTCTCAAGGTTCTCGGTAAAATCACTGACATCCTCGAGTACAACGCCAACAGTATTTTCGGTGTGACCCGCGCCATTCCATGGGCTGGTGAAGAGACCACAACTGAACTCCGTGGTCTGGTGCGTGACTGGTTCACCGCGCACGGGATTTATGAAAACGGCGAGCGCTCTAAAGGTTATCCAGAGTGGGATGAAGACTCCCGTGCAGGCCGCCAGCCGAAAGCTGAAGAATCGGTACGCGAGGAAGCCGATAGCCAGCTGGCTGACACGAACCACGTTATGCCGAAGTGGGTAAAAACCGAAGAGCAGCAGATTGCAGAAGAACAAGGTAACAAAGTTCATACCCTACCGAAGTGGGCGGCTGCCGGTGATGAACAGCCTAAAGTTGAGAGCCTGGGCGGCGGCGTGTTCTCCATCGAAGGCCTGCTGGCCACCCCCTCAAATGAAGTCGCAAAACAGGAAGCGGAGAGCGTCGTACATGTGCAGATGGAAGAGACTGACCCGAGCAAAGTCGAAGCTGGTGATGCGGTACCGGCGGTCGAAAATGTTGATGAAGCTGCGGCGCAAGCAGGTAGCGTAAACCCGGCGGATATTCTCGCCGCTGCAGCACCGGAACTGGCGAGCAATGTTGCCGCCGATCTGGACCAGAATATCGAACCTCTGAACCAGGATGAGCCGGAATTACCTAAAACCGAACCAGAAACGCCAGAAATCGAACCAGCAGCTGATATTTTCGAGCCAGAAGCTGCAGCGCCACAATGGCCAGCATACTTCGAGCCGGGCCGTTATGAAGGTCTGCCGAACGACGTATACCACGCCGCGAACGGCATCAGCAGCACGCAGGTGAAAGACGCCCGCGTCAGCCTGATGTATTTCGAAGCGCGCCACGTCTCAAAGACCATAGTGCGCGAACGCTCCAAAGTCCTGGATATGGGCAACCTGGTGCATGCGCTGGCGCTGCAGCCGGAGACGCTGGCCGCCGAGTTCAGCATCGAGCCAGAAATCCCGGAGGGCGCGCTCACCACCACGGCGACGATCCGCGCCTGCATCGATGAGTATAACGCCAGCCTGCCGCCGCAGCTGAGCGCTGACGATATCAAAGCGCTGCTGGAAGCGCATAACGCCACCCTGCCCGCGCCACTGCCGCTGGGCGGTTCAGCTGATGAGACATACGCATCGTATGAGCAGTTGCCTGAGGAATACCAACGTATTGAAAACGGCACTAAGCATACCGCCACGGCTATGAAAGCGTGCATCAAAGAGTACAACGCCACCCTGCCCGCGCCGGCGAAGACCACCGGAAGCCGTGACGCGCTCCTCGAGCAGCTGGCGGTCGTCAATCCTGACCTGGTTGCACAGGAAGCGCAGAAGCCCGCGTCACTGAAAGTGGGCGGCACCAAAACGGATCTAATACAGGCGGTTAAATCCATTAAGCCTGATGCCGTATTCGCCGACGAGCTGCTGGACGCCTGGCGCGAGAACCCGGAAGGCAAAGTTCTGGTAACCCGCCAGCAGCTGGCGACCGCAAGGGCAATTCAGTCTGCGTTACTGGCACACCCGACCTCCGGAATGCTGCTGACGCACCCTAGCCGCGCCGTAGAGACCAGCTATTTCGGCATTGACGAAGAGACAGGTCTGGAAATTCGAGTGCGGCCGGACCTCGAAATTGAGCTGGACGGCGTTCGCATCGGTGCCGACCTAAAAACTATCAGCATGTGGGATGTGAAAGCAGATGCGCTTAAAGCCCGGCTGCGTCGTGAGATCCGGATGCGTGATTACCACCTGAGCGCGGCCATGTACTGCGAAACCGCAGCGCTGGATCAGTTCTTCTGGATTTTCGTCAACAAAGACGAGAACTACCACTGGATCGCCATTATCGAGGCATCTGCAGAGCTGCTGGAACTGGGCATGCTGGAATACCGCAAAACCATGCGTGCTATCTCTACCGGGTTCGACACAGGTGAGTGGCCTGCGCCGATCACCGAAGACTTCACAGATGAACTTGACGATTTCGACCTGCGCCGTCTTGAAGCGCTGCGTACTCAGGCATAAGGGGAATGACCATGGAAAATACGAACATCATCACAGCAGAACAGCAGGCACCGAACACCATTTCTGCCAGCAACGCTATTTTCAACGTGCAGGCGCTGAGCCAGCTTACTGCCTTTGCCAACCTGATGGCTGACTCTCAGGTTACCGTACCGGCTCATCTGGCAGGAAAGCCCGCCGATTGCATGGCGATCGTCATGCAGGCGATGCAGTGGGGCATGAACCCATACGCGGTGGCGCAAAAAACTCACCTGGTCAATGGCCAGTTGGGTTATGAAGCGCAGCTTGTTAATGCCGTAATTACCAGTTCCAGCGCCATTCATGGTCGTTTTCATTATCGCTACGGCGGTGACTGGGAACGTTGCACCAGAACTAAAGAAGTTAGCCGCGAGAAAACCGGTAAGAATGGCAAATACACCTCCATTGAGCGCGTTCGCGACTGGACTGATGAAGATGAAGTTGGGCTCTACATTCAGGTCGGAGCCATTCTTCGTGGCGAAAGTGAAATCACCTGGGACAAGCCTCTTTACCTGTCTCAGGTGGTTACCCGCAATTCGCCTCTGTGGGTTTCAAAACCAGACCAGCAGATAGCTTATCTTGGGGTGAAGTACTGGGCGCGGCTTTACTGCCCGCATGTGATCCTTGGCGTTTATACGCCTGATGAGCTTGAGCAACGCACAGAGCGGGAAATCAATCCTGCACCCGCCCAGCGCGTGAGCCTTGCAGATATCAAAGGTGACGGCGTAACAACAACTCACAGCGCGCAGGAATCTGCCGCCAACATCGATGCTATGGCGGATGAATTCCGGGATCGCATTGAGGCTGCTCAGGACGTGGACGGTGCTAAAGCTCTGCGTGCCGACATCGAAACCGCTAAAGCGACGTTAGGATCCGCCCTGTTCACAGAGCTGAAAAACAAAGCCGTTCGGCGCTACTACCTGGTTGATGCCCGTAACAAGGTGGAGGCGGCGATCAACTCCCTGCCCCAGCCCGGCGAGCCTGGTGCCGAGGAACAGTTCGCAAAAGCCGAGCAGGCACTGGCGGCGGCGAAGCGCCACATGGGCGACGAGCTGTATGACCAGTTCGCCATCACCCTGGCGGATATGAAGCCGGAATATGTGGCCTGATGGAGGCGGGAGGGGCAACCCTCCCGGTAACGAGATGAGCTAGAAACAGATCCGCTGGAGCGATGAAGAGCTGAGGCTACTGCTGACGCACAGCAACCGGCAAATCTCAGAGCTGACCGGCCGCCCGCTGGTTGAGGTAGAAGACCGCCGCCTGCTGGCGAACATCGAGCGGAACTGCTGGGACGTGTTTGATCCGGAGTGTGCTGAATGAGGCTAATCAACCGAAGCAAGAAAGAATCGCCGTTGGCGCGCCGGGCTTGCGATGCGGCGCTGGCCCGTCATGTGGAACGGTTCGGCGATTACGCCAGCCGGGCCACCAGTAGCGAATACACGGTGCTGGTGGACGGAATGAAGGTAAAGGTCGAAGTCCAAAACCGCAGCGCCAGCTACGTGGCCACGGCGATCACCGGCGCGCGACGCCTGCGTCACCTTGCCGGCCGGATGTCTTGATATCGAAATATCATCAACGCGCGATCAGCATAGTTATACTCGTGCTGATCGCCAGGTACTTCATATGGCACAAGTAATTTTCAATGAAGAGTGGATCGTGGCGTCTAAGTTGACCGAAAAAACTGGTCTCAGCGATCGCCAGATTAAAGCGTTCCGCCAGGGCGCATGGATTGAAGGCATTCATTTCAAGCGCGTCTCCCTGTCAGGTATGGAAACCCAGCGAGGCATCATCTGGTACAACTACCCGCGGATTAACCAGTTAGTACAGGAGTCGTAATGTCATACCCAACGGGCGTTGAACTGCATAACGGGAAAATCCGTATTACCTTTCTTTACCGCGGATCCCGCTGTCGGGAGGTCCTCAAAGGTTGGGCCGTTAATGCTTCGAACATAAAGAAAGCCGGTAATCTGCGCGCTGTGATCGTCAGTGAAATCCAGCTTGGCCTGTTTGATTATGCGGCGCGGTTTCCCGACTCAAGGGCTCTTCAGAAATTTTCATCGACCCGCGTAGCGTATACCTGGGGTGAGCTGGTCGAACTCTGGCTCAATGCTAAAGAAGAAGACATTTCAAAAAACACAATGGCTCGCGTTAAAGCGCAGCTTAAAACCATTAACCGGATTATCGGAGAAATGACCCTGATTGCTGATATCACCCACAGCGATCTGATGAATTACCGGAAAGAGCTGCTGCGCGGCGAGACATTTTATGCGCCCGGCAATAAGCGACAGAAAACCGGGCGGAGCGTTAACACGGTTAACGACTATATATCGCTGACCTGTCAGATCCTGCGCTATGCGCACCGCAGTAAATTCATCACCGATAAGCCGTTTGAATACATTCCCAAGCTGTATAAGGACCGCACAAAGCCCGATCCACTTTATCGTGAGGAGTATGCCAGGCTAATCCTGTCGAATAGTGGTCAGGACCGTAACCTGTGGCAGCTCGCCATCAATACAGGCTTGCGCCACGGAGAACTGGCGGCGCTGGCATGGGATGATATCGATTTTGAGGCAGGCACGGCTCACGTCAGAAGAAACCTGACGAAACAGGGCAATTTCGTTCCGCCAAAAACGCTGGCCGGGGATCGGGTGCTGCCCCTACTCGCAACTGCACTGGATGCGTTACGCGCGCAGTATGCAATAACGGGCGAGCTGGCGGAGACGACCATCGTTCAGCATTTCAGAGAATACGGCAGCTCCGAGGAGCAACAGCACAGATTCGTTTTCCTGCCCGGCCTGAAGAAGCAAAAGCCAGGGAAGTATTTTACCTGCGATTCGATCAGCGATCGGTGGGATGCAGCAGTAAAGAAAGCCGGTATCCGCCGGAGAACGCCATACCAGACACGACATACCTTCGCGTGCTGGGCACTTTCTGCCGGTGCTAACCCGTCATTTATTGCAAGCCAGCTCGGCCACGAAGACGCACAGATGGTTTACAGGGTGTATTCGGCCTGGCTTAAAGAGTTCAGCGGGGATCAGGTGAGCATGCTTAACGATAAATACGGCGTCGCCCCCATTACGCCCCCAAAGACGGCGAATAAGGATAATTAATCTTTTAATTCAGGTAGTTAGGCGAAACACCTTATACAGTAGGGGGGTATAGTAGCAGGATCTCTATCTTGCTGTAAAATTTATGTTTGGATAGGTGTGAGTGGGTAGCAACATGGTGTGTTAATCAATAGCGGGCAATGTTAACGTATAAACTATTCTGCTCTGAGGATTTCGTCATGACCACCTTTCATCAACTTACTGCCACCAGTCTGCGTGGCGAGTCTATCTCGATGGCCGACTACGCGGGTAAGCTGGTGCTGGTGGTGAATACCGCCAGCCATTGTGGCTTTACGCCGCAGTATGCGGGTCTTGAAGCGCTCTACAAGAAGTATGCCTCAAGGGGACTCGTGGTGTTGGGTTTCCCCTGCAACCAGTTTGGTTCTCAGGAACCTGGCGGCCCTGATGAAATCGCGCAGACCTGCCACATCAACTACGGTGTGAGCTTCCCGATGTTTGAGAAAGTAGAGGTTAACGGCGCCGCTACCCACCCGGTCTTTCGTTACCTGAAAGACGAATTGCCCGGCGTGCTGGGTGGACGGATCAAGTGGAACTTCACTAAATTCCTGATCGGACGCGATGGCAAACCGCTCATGCGTTTTGCACCGTTTACCACGCCAGAGAAAATGGAAACCGCAATTCGTAGCGCACTTGGGATCTAAGTATTCCCATCGTTACACCTCATCATATTTGTCATTCAGGCCAGGAGGCGGAACATGCACATCAATACCAGGGTCAAAATTGCGACACTTATCTATCTCATGGCGGCCTGTGCCATTGCGCTACCCGCTCTTGCTCTGTTCCTGGATCTGATGATAAACGGAAGCATCATTGATATATGGCAAGGTGCATACTCCTTTGCAGATCTTCTTAGCTTTCGTAAAACGCTTTTCTTGAACTTCGCCGGGCTCGGTGCGATCCTTGGCTTTGTCTACTGGCTCTTTTTCTTCAGGAAATACCGGCACCACGATCCGCTGGATAAATATTTCAAGTAA